GGTCGAGTCGGTCGCGGTGATTGTGTTCTCCGTCATCGACGTCACGCGCCCCTTGGCGTCGATCGTGACCGTCAGTGACTTGGTGGCAGACCCCAAGGTAGCCGCAGTAGCAACCGCTGCCAGTGTGGGGTTTGGGTACGTTCCTGTGAGGTCTCCGCCCGCTGTTCCGGTAGGAGGTGCACCGCCTGCCGTGGTTGCATAGAGTACGTTCTTCGTGGCGTCCGACGTGTTGTCCACGTTGGCCAACCCCGCTTGGGCCTTGGTGATTGCAATGTCCTGTTCTGTTATTGATGTCACGCGGCCTTTCGCGTCGATAGTGACTGTTGCGGACTTGGCAGCTGTTCCTTTGGTGGCAGCAGTTGCAACAGCCGCAAGTGTGGGATTCGGATACGTTCCTGTAAGGTCACCACCTGCCGGACCAGTACCTGCGGTGAGCGGCGTACCGCTGGGCCACGCACCTGAGGCCTTCGGGCCGTACAGGTAGTTGTTCGTCGTGTTGATGTAGAAGTCGCCGTCGTTGCCCGTGCCCGAACCAGGAGCCGTGCTGCCGTACAGCAGACTCGTTCCTGCAGGACCTGTCGGTCCAGCAACGGTCGAGGCGACCTGCTGCACAGTGACAATCATGCTCGGGCTGACAGGCGCCGCGCCATCCGGCACAGGCTCAATATGGACCTGCGTGCTGGGCGTCTCCCAGTAGAACTGAATGTAGTCTCCCGCAGCCAGCGTCATCACATAATTCCACGCCGCGATAATCTGCCCGTGCGTGCCGCCGTGGCTATTGGGCACGCTGACCGCGCCCGCAGAGTACGTCACATTGACGCCGTTGAGCTTGATCCACATGGTAACTTCGCGAATCGACGTGTCCTCGTTGACCAGCTGTGCGGAGAACTGGATGTTGAACACGCCGCCTGAGGCAACGGTGATGCGGCTGCCACTGACAATCGACACCCCATTGTACTCGACAGGCGTATCAAGCGTAATCGGGTAACCGGTGTTGATGGCTGCGGCGTATTGGTTGGTCGTGTCGTAGAACGAACCATACAGACCAGGCGTTGCTCCACCGGCCACCGAGTCCACGTACGCCTTGTTCGCGGCATCCGTTCCTGTGGAGGGCGACGGGATGCCCTTGACCGTGTGCACACCGTCGAACGTGATGTTGCCCGTCATCGAGCCACCGGTCAGCGACAGCTTGCCGGCAAGGTCGGTGGTCAGGTTCGTAACCTGGCTCTCCGTGATTGCAATGTCCTGATCACTCAAGGATGTGACGCGGCCCTTTGCATCGATGGTCGCCGTCACAGTCTTGGATGCAGACCCTTTGGTGGCTGCTGTAGCAACGGCTGCCAAGGTAGGATTCGGATAGGTCCCAGTCAGATCTCCACCAGCCGCGCCCGTAGGTGGAGCCCCACCCGCCGTAGCGGCGTACAGGACGTTCTTATTGGCGTCCGCCGTGTTGTCGACATTACCCAGGCCAATGTTCGTCCGCGCCGTTGCGGTGTTGGTCAGATCGGATAGATTATTACTGGCTAATAATGGGCCAACGATGTTGTACTGCAGAACGTCCCAACTAAAGCCAACGGCCGCTTGTGTTCCGCCAGCGTTGTCGGCAATGGCGACGTACACGTCGCCCACCTCAACAGTAATGCCAGATGCTCCGCCGATCTTTCCCGCCACCGAGACCACGTAGGCTTCACCCTTCTTGGCGCTCGGGTAGTTAGGGTTGGCGGAGCAGTCAGTGCTGCCCATAAAGCGCATGACACCGGTAGCCACCGTATCGACGTAGGTCTTCACCGCCTTCTGACTGGGAACCTTGGTGTCAGAGTTTGCAGCCAGCGTCCCGTCGGTATCCAGATACGATATGGGGATCTGCTGGACATTGTCGACGTTGCCGAGACCCGCCTGAGACGGTGTGATCGAGATGGACTGCTCGGTCAGCGTGGTTATCCGACCCTTAGCGTCCAACGTCACGGTGACGGTCTTGTCGGCCGCCCCCCTGGTAGCGGCGGTCGTGACGCTCGCGAGGGTGGGGTTCGGATAGTTTCCGGTCAGGTCGCCGCCAGCCGACCCTGATGGAGGAGCACTTCCTGCGGTAGTCGCATAGAGCACATTCTTGCTGGCATCTGCTGTGTTGTCGACGTTAGCTAACCCTGCTTGGGCCTTGGTGATTGCAATATCCTGATCACTCAGAGATGTAACGCGTCCTTTTGCGTCAATGGTCGCTGTAACAGACTTAGACGCTGACCCCTTGGTAGCAGCGGTTGCTACAGCAGCTAGCGTAGGATTTGGGTAGGTTCCAGTAAGGTCGCCACCAGCAGGACCGCTGGGTGCTCCTCCGCCTCCGGATACGTCTACGTCGGTAAGAGACGTAACTCGTCCCTTTGTATCAATGGTAATAACTGGAACCTTAGTAGAGCTACCCTTGGTGGTAGCTGTAGTAATAGCAGCAAGTGTGGGGTAGGGATATGTACCAGTAAGGTCACCACCAGCTGATCCGATGGTGTATGTTATCCATAAAGGAGACGTGCCTGGTACGTCAGCCGCCGTGGTAGCTCCCGTGCTAACCCATGTTTGACTGTTGTAAAAAACGACGGAATTGATTGGATAGATCTGAGGTTGCCACAGGAATATGCCAATGGATGTTAAAGACGTTTGCCACACACTATTGGCTACGCCTACGCTCAGTTCTTTTAAAGCCGATGTTGTGTTCGCTATTTTGTAACTGGTGTTTACAGATGCTAGCTTAGATAAGCCTGCCACATGATCGTTTACGGTGGTGTCGTTAGCCGTAAACGTATAGGTGTACTGGGTAGCGCCTATGGACAGACGTATCTGGTCATTAACTTGTGGTGGACCGCCGGATAGTTTAACGCGAACTATTCTAGGCGTGCCTGCTATGTTATGAAGAACCCATTTAGAAGAAGTGCCTGGAACATCTGCAGCCACGGTGGCCGAGTTAGCAAACCAAGTACTGCCTATGTGAGTGACTACCGATTTCTGTGCGTAAGACCCTGCGGCCCACGCTGCAGGAGTATTTATGCCTTGTACGTCTGTGTTTTGTATAGTCACGCCGCCTAGATTTACAGGCGTGCTAACGCTAATTACGGTGGAGTCCACTCCTACAGCGTTTTTTATTACGCTGAGATATGCACCGGTGGTTTGCTCATCTATAAACGTTTCTGCGAACTTGTCAGATATCAAATATTGCTGGTACTTTATGTATTCTAATTGCTTAGACTTCTCTGGCTCAGCCTGAAGGTCAGCTACACCGACAGTAAGCGTATTGATAAAGTCTATTAGCGCATGCTTAACCGCAGATTCGTCTGTGGTGTTATAGGCGCGGTACGCGGCTAGTAGTGCATCTTTTAGCTGAGCCTCAGTCATAGTAGGCACCTGTTAAGTATTATTTTAGTTTTACAACGTCTGATAGGAGCGCGCTAGTTGCAGGGTCTACTGGCGTTAGCGTAGGACCCATCGGATGGGAGTGCGTGTGTGAGTTCAGCCAGTTTATGACCGCTTCTCCTAACAGCGCTTTATAAATTCCATCCGGAACCACTGATCCATCTGCTAGAGCTCCAAGTATTATCTTAGGCGACTCAAGTGCCACGATTGTAGCAATCTTGGCCTTTAGTTCTTCTGCCGTTAGATACGCTTTTCTAGCATGTATGAACACATCTACGGCAGCGCTAACGTATACATTACCGTCACGGTTCACCTGAAATACGAAAGTACCGGCGTTGTTATTAGTGTGGTCAAACACACATATAGATATTACGCCCTTATCTTTTGGTGGTGTGAACTGTTGTACTGATTGTTGGCTAAACGTGTGGGCAAAATGATGTGCTACGTTTGCGCCGTCCTGTGTTTCAGGATCAACTTGTCCGGCACGTACCTCTACGGTGTAGTGCTCGGTAACGTTCTCTTGGGCAGTCTCTTTTATCCCGTATCTAACTAAAACAGGCGTAGCTTTATTAGCATCGAATTTAATCGAGCCGTTATTAGTCAGTTCTACGTGTCCCCAATCTATTTCACCCAACGGAGAACGTAGTTGATAGCGCTGCGCGTAGAAGCGCACTACGTTTTCTATAGGTATGAACATTAACTGGGATAGGGGCGTAGACCCTATCTCGACTACACCGCCTCTACGAAGAGTCAAATGATTTCCGTCAGCGGTTGCTACTCGATGGTCGCCTGGGTCCAGCGCGGCTCTGTTGTATGAGTAGCTAAGCTCTGGTACAGGATCAGGCTCTTCTAGAGCTGTGCCAGAATCATCTACGGCTGCTCCATAACTAGGCTTATTTACAAATCCCAGAATGGCTGGAGAACTACCATCAGTGGGGAAAGCTATGAAGCAGTAGGCACCTTCTTCAGGCATGAAGTCCGTACCGCCATCATGGTCCGGGTGCATGTTCTGATAGATAAGCGGAACAGACATCGGAGTGCGATGTGTGTTGACGCATTGTAGGTCTACCGTCTTCTCTCTAGGGCTGACCTTTATTACTTTGGCTAGCTCTATCATTAGTAAGGACTCTTGCTGCCAGAGGGCGGCTTTCCGAACTCAGAAGAGTAGATTAACCCAGGTACTGGCGACATACCATGGATATCGGATCTCCAACCCTCAGCCGCGCCACGCAGGTAGGTATCCTTTAGTTTTCTGTATTGCAGACGCGCCATCCAGTCTGTGCTTCTGTCTAGCGGTAACGTCTCTAAACCACGTAGAACTGGTTCAGTTACGATAGGATTTTTGAAGCCCTTTTCTCTGTTCAACGCCTCCGCGTAATTGGTAGACACCATATCACCGCGAATAAGTTCGTCAGAATCTCCTGGGTCTACAACTCTGGACAGATTAGTCATAGCCTTTACTACGACCTCAGCGTTTCTACGCTTGATACCTTCGGATGCGTACGCGCCATGTAACTCATCCGTCATGTAGCGCTGCACCTGGTCTGTGCCTGTCAGGTCCATCAGTTCACGAGGATCGATGGTGCCTGTTGACAGACGAGCTCCCTTCTCTACGTCATCTCCTGCCTTTACAGCAGGCTCTCTACCACCTGGAACGTAGTGGGTTTCTCCAGCGACCTTAATATCAAAACCGCCTAGAGGACTCTTGTTTACAGCTTGCACCTTACCACTAACTGTAGACAGCGTGGCTGCGTTGGGCAGCGTTTCAGGCATCTTGAGAAGCTCGAAAACTCTGTCTACACCAGAGGCAACACGGCTTTGAGTTCCAGCCAAGCCGCCTAGGTGGAACTCTTTCATGGCTAGCTGCGTGCCGCGTTCACCGATGGACTGTCCCGCCAGAACACCTAGGTTTGTGCCTATGTCTGGGAACTTGCCATCGACGCCCTCACCAAAGCATTTCTGGCATAGACCTTGCTTGGCTTGGCACTTAAGCACGGAGCGCACTGCGACTCTACTAACTTTGGCCTGCTTCATCTTATCTACCACGTTGGTAGTAAGAACCGTACCGGCCTTGTAGGTGTGCCCACCAGCAGTCACGTCCTTAGGCAGAACGCGGCCAATTACGTCCGGCTCGTCTATGTCCAAAGCCACAGCCTTTGTAGTTCCGCAATCGTTCTCCGTAACAGAGTACGGTACAGTGGCGTTTATTATTTGCTTAGATAAAACACCGGGTTTCTGTACAGACTGGACCTTGTTTATGAGTCCCTTTCTGGCACCTGAGCTTGCGGTCCAGTAACCGGCAGTATCTAGACCCTCTGCGTAAGAACGAGTAACGGGGGCTGGAATGACACGACCGCGAGCATTTGCCAGTAGCATTGGGGCCAGGATCATTTGCTGAACCTGTTCCCACGCTGGCTTGGTGCCTGCCTTGTTCATGGCGTACAGCTTGCTACCGCTCTTGTCCAGCAGAGGCTTAGCCTTGTTGGTCATCTCTACAGTGGCGTCTGTGTAGATCTGCACAAGTTTCTTATCTTTGTCAGCTTGTGACAGAGACGAGTTGTGTACCAACTTGGCCTTGGCGTTAGCCTGCTTTAGTACGCTATCACGTAGTTCCGACAAGGTATCGAAGTCGGCGGCAGAGTACGAGAAGCCAGTATCGTGCTGATGTCTAAAGCCAATGTTCTTCAGCTTATCCATCGTAACGGCAAACTCTGCCGGTGCTTTAGTGGCTACCGACTTCATCACCTTCTGAAGGTTCTTCTTCTCCAGAGTAAACCCTGGGTCAGTAAGCATGTCGTCAGTACGTACGTTATCTGGCAGCGCCGCATAGATTTGTATTCTTCCTGCAGTCGTCTTTTTGCCATCGACCTTTATGACGTCGGTTGGCGCAATTTCTCCTCTGTTAGACGCATCTACTACGTCTTTCATTGAGGAGAACACCTTTCCACTGTCCTTACCGAACTGTGTGGATAGATACAGTCCCAACTGTCCACCTAGGCTTGGCTGGTACTCTACTTTACCAGAGCCGAAGTTGAATAGGTTGTTTGATGGCAACATCTTCTTGGCGTCGTCAACAGCTTGTGATGACACTGGTACGAATACCGCCATGGTGTCGCCATCGAAGTCAGCATTAAAGCCGCCCGTAACTAGAGGGTGGATCTTTATGCTCTTGCCTTCGTGCAGCTTTGGGTAGAAGGCCATGATACCGAACTTATGTAGTACGGGGTCGCGCTTAAAGAACACAGGACGCTTCTGCGTTGCGATCTCTAAGGCGCGCTCTGCAAGAGGAGTGCGCTTAGCTAGCTCCTCTCTAGCTGCCAGTGGTGTGTAACCCATTTTGGTTAGCTCAGAGACAGCAAACGGACGGTATATCTCGTAAGCAATGTCTTTGGGCAAACCAAGTTGATCGAGGCCTAGAGTCTGGTCAGGAGTAATAACAGAACGACCTGTTAGATCCTGACGGCGGTCCATCAGCTTCGTGTGGACGTAGCTTTCTTTTGGAGAGCTGCGCCCTGACAAAATGGTTAATATGCCTGGAGGCTTCACTTCTCCATTGGCTGTGACACCGGCTTGTCTGGAGTCTATGCCTATTAGAGAGCTAACCGCTTCGTACGTATCTTTACGTATAGGGGCTAGTGCCGATTCAGGCAGAACCTTCTTGCTAGATGCGTACTGCTCGTTGAGCATCGCCACATCTCTATATAGAAGGTTGACACCATCAACATTTAGATCGCCGCCCTCCATAGACGTGATAGGTCTGAACACTGGAGGAATGACGGGAATGGCGCTTAGGCTGTATGCTTTATCAGCGCTCTTGCCTATGTTCTTTATTGCCGTCAAATACTTAACACGCTTGTATGCGGCGTCTAAGTTGCTTCTTCTGGCAGTTTTTAGATCTTCTTTGGCATCTTTTAGTTCGCTGTCCACGTTAATCTTAGCTAGTGCGTCGACTATGGCAGACGGACCTGTCTTGCCATCTATCTTCATATCCCCGCTAATAATAGAGTCGTACTCTTTACCAGTGACACCGAGCAGCGACATAATCGCACGCTCGAATACTGGATTAGGGATACGCTCTTCCAGTGGTATGTGTGCGAAATTCTTACCGCCAGGTCCACCAGTTATTTTCTCGTCAAATAGACCGCCCGGCTCTGGTCTTAGGTCTTTGCCACGCAAGACCTTAGACGCGTCTGTAAGAGCGCCATTGCTTACCTTCTTGATGTCATCGTCGGTAAACGGAACGAGACGCATCTCGTTTCCGTCTTTCTCGATATCGAGACCTACCGAACGCAAATACGCTACGAATTTATCATAGGCAAAAGCGTTTTTAGGCGCTGGCAGCGGTTCGCCTGTTTGTATGGCTGTCCACACATCTTGCTGCGCCTTGTCAGACTTGTACGTCATTGTATCGCGCAGTTCGTTAGTAGCACCGTGCGCCAACATGGCATAAAGACCTAGCTCGCCATATCTCTGGGCTCCAGCATCACCACCACCCTTGGGTATTAGTGTCGCGTCGTAGTCATTACCGTAGCCGTGGCTACGACCAGCCATCTTCTTGTCTACTTGGTGGGTAAGCTTGATGAAATACTGAAAGCCCGTTAGAACCTTGCCGAAGCTCTTCTTGGTCTGCGGGTCAAACAGTTCCTCAGTATCGTCCACCTTATTCTGAGCTAATACTTCTTTGACTATGTCTTGGTAGCCTAGCTCTCGCGTGTGCGGCTTGACCCATACTTCTTTGGTCTGACCGCCCTCGCCCTTAACTGTTCTGTAGTGTCCTTCCACCTGAACGATCTTCTTACCGTTCTCTGTCTGGAAGTTGTCTACGGCAAAGGTAGTGCCTTTCTCATGGGCTACCTTGCCTAACATGGTCTCTAATACCTGACCGATGTTGATACGACCGGGGACACCCATCGGAGACACGATGATATCTATGGGCTCACCAGCGGCGTTCTTAGGCATTTCCTCAGTAGGAACTACCATACTTACGACGCCCTTACCGCCATGTCTATTTGATAGTTTGTCAGCTATCTCAAGAGGCTCCTCGGTGGTGACGTAAGCTACTACTTCATTTCCGTTAACCGCTACGTCTGTGACAGTGCCGCTGTAGTCGGAATCCCATACAACAGATGAGTTTTTGTACGGCTTAGCTAGAGCTTTGTGGATGCCCTTTAACATTACCTGTTCTGGCGACGGCTCTGTCTTTTTGAGGACAGTCATTATTACGTCGCCAGGCTTTACAACTTGTCCTTTCTTGATAACGCCATTTTCGTCTAACTTCTTTGCGTTCTCGTCGGTTACAACACCGGGGAAGTTAGCTCTGAATCTGGATAGACCAAGAGACATACCCTTGTCTAAGTAGACACGTGGCTTGCTCTGGTGAAGACTGGTCAAGTCTTTGGCAGCCTTCTCGCTTACAACGATAGCGTCCTCAAACGTAGCTCCCTGCCAGTCTAGGTAGGCTACCTTTAGGTTTCTACCCAGTGCCAGAGTGCCCTTATCGGTGAAGTTGGTATCAGCGATAATATCGTCTTTCTTTACCTTATCGCCGGCTTTAACAAGAGGAAGGCTGGTTATGTACGACTTCTTCTCGTTAAGAGGATAGTTATCGTATAGACCGACTTCGTACTTCTTCTTGTCTTCTCCCTGAATAACTATTTTCTCATTAGTTACTTCAGAGATAGTTCCGTCTACAGGGGCTTGGCTAGACGCCGTCTTACCTACGATTTTCTCCCAAGTGTCTATCTTAGGATTACCCGTGGCGGCAGCTACTTGCACTAGAGGAGCTTGGCGCTCTTTTAGCGAGATAGCCTGACTAATGTGGCGGGTCGCCATACCAGCTCTGTTGGCTTGGTCCGATGGTAAGAAAGGAACTAGGTTAGCCACAACCGAGAACATCGATTTAGGCGAACGCATGATGTAGTCGACTTCGCTAGGCTTGACCTGTGTTGGGTCACCACCGCCCTTTGGTATGACGGTTACCAGATCATGTCTAGGGTGTGGAGGACCGTCTTTGTTTTCCTCGTACTGATCTGGGAAAGCAAGAGTGCCTGCGGCTAGCTCTGTAGGTGTTTTCTCAACAAGCTTCTTAGACTTAGTGTCGTACACCTTTATGGTCGGATCTTTGCCGCGCTTGCCAGTTCCTAGCGTCAAGTGCGTACTGATACCTGCGTTGCCTTCTGGTGTATGGACTGGGTCCACAACACCCAACATGCTTGGGTCGATCATCTTGGCATCTAGAGAGATAGCCTGATCACTACTGATAGCGCCTTGTCCCATAATGGTGGTACGTAAGAAACCGGCGGCCATCTCAACAGGGTTTAGCTGCGGAGACATCTGCGCCAGTGACGTAGTAGTAAAGTACGCCTTTACTGGCACATTAAAGATGTCAGTAGTTACTACGTCGCGTATGTTGTCTTTTCTATCTAGGTTGTTCTTTATTTTAAACTGTGCGCGTTTACCAGAGTTAATAATTCTCTCTGGAATGTGATCCTCGATAGTCCACAGTTCTTTGAATCGTAGTGAATCACGGTTGTCAGTCTCTTCCGTACCACGGTTAATATTCAGTAGTTTAGTAGATGCGCGTAGAAGCGTGTCTGGTTCGACCTTATTGTATTCTTTCCCAAGAGTGAGCTTGGTTGTATCTGGCAGTAATACAGATTGGCTGTACTTGTCCTTTATAAGTGTAGCTGCCGCGTTGTCGTCACCAGAGAATCTAGAGTCTAGCGCTTTGGCTAGTTTCTGTACGTCTCCCCGAGACTTGTTGGCGGCTACGGCGTCGAATACCTTGTCGCCCCATGACTGACGCATCTCTGAGTCTTTAACTCCGAGGGCTCGTAGTACAGGAAGCAATTGGATATTAGCCGTACCATAGCGCAGCAGGAACTGGCGTTTGGCTGGGTAGAAGTCCATGCGAAAGCCGCGACCTTCCGCCAAGTTGAACTGTGCTTCTAGTTCACCGTTAGCACGCTGTCTGGAATATACACCAGATTTAAGGCGCCATTGGTTGTCGGCTTGGTACTCAACGCCGTCAACTATGAAGGAGTAGCGCTTAGTAAGCTTAGGGAGATTGAGTAGCTTCATCCCCTTGACGCTGTCTATCTTCTTACCAGTCTCTTTGTCGATCATGTCCATGTCAGCGTATACGCCCACAGACCACGTGCGACCGCGCAACTTGGCTTTCTTCTGGCTAGCAACATCTTCGTGATCGACGTCGCTACCTGCGTAGATATTTGTGGCTACCAGTTTGTGCTTCTTGCCTTCTACTGGGAAGAACGAACTGACTGCGTTGATCGTCCCGTCTTCGAGCGATTTCATCGCGCCCTCGGGGTTGAGCAAGCTATTGGCCATTTTTAACTCCTACTGCAAGTACGCACCTATTATTTGTAATAAGAATAGTGCTCGGTAGCTATTATCGAGTTATTGAGGAAAAAGAAATGTTCACACAGTTTGATGACGATGTCGAGAATGGCATCGGCGGGCATCGGCGGGCACAAGTGATGCCTGACGGGGATTTCGACGGAGACTGGTACGATATCGATCATGCTCTCCATCGAACGTTTTATAGCTGACGATTAAATCCTTCGGCCCGAGGTGGCAGCTGCTCCGGCAGCTGCTGCCCGGGTTGTGGACCGCCACCCTGCAACATCGTGTTTACCATCTGGTACAGATCAGGATTCTCTTGTCGCATTCTGGCTAAAGTCTGGTAGCGCTGTACTTCTGGCATCTGGGCCAGTTGCTGCGCTATGCCAGAAGCCTCCTGCTGTGGAGATTGCGTTGCTCCCTGCTGTGGAGGTCCTGCTTCGGGTGGCTGTCCTGGCTGACCCGGAGGAGGGGCTGCTTGTGGAGCCGCTCCCTGTAGTCTTGCCATTAGCCGCTGTGTAGCGCTTTGCGATTTAGCCTGCTCCTGACCCATCATGGCTTGAACAGCTGCTTGCGCCTTAGCATTGATCTTGTTTTTCTCCGCTGCGTCCGAAAGCTCTTTTATGATTAGCTTGTTCTCGTGGTCGTAGTCGAAACCACGTGAGCTTAGGAACGTACGCCAGCTTAGGCGTCCAGCGTTGGCCATGTTGAATTCCATACCAGCACGCGCTAGGTCGTCCGCCATCTTAAACTCGCGGAACTTGACGTCTATCGGCTGGATGCTCAGGCCATACGCGATACTCTTAACGAAGAACTCTACTAGGTGCTGCATATCTTGACGGTACGCTAGGAACTCATTTTCCATAGCGCGTAGGTTTACGCTAGCGCCAGAGTATAGAGCCTCACCGTAGTAGAAACCGGTAGGTACGCCCATGCCGGCGATTATTTGATCGCTGTAGACACGCACTTCTTGGTGCAGAAGCATTGAGCGGCCTTGTCCGCCCATAACTTGTTGTCCTATCGGTACAGGGAATACGGCGATGTGCCCAGGGTCTTTCTTCCACTGGGTAATTTCGCGCTTCACGCTGTTTTGCCATGCGGTCAGATTTACCTGACCATAGACGTTATTACCGTCGGCACGAACTTCTGGATACAAACTGCGGAAAGGCAGGATGTACTCCATAGCGACAACTTCCTGGGACTTCTTAAGAACTTGTAGAAGGAAGATGTCTTTTAGTACTGGAAGAATGAGGGGAGTGCCCCAGCCAGCGTCCGTAATATCACGTGAGATACTAGGTCTACGTGAATGGAACAACTTGGTAGGATCTAGCTCAATCAGCTTGTTTCCGTGGACGGCATCGATGAACGCTTGTGGCGTAGACTCAAGCGTCTTTCTATTACCTAGTAATATCTCGTTACGTGCTGATCGAGATAGAGAATAAAAATAACGGCATTCGCCGGTGCTCTCGTTGGTGCGTATAGTGATTTGTCTAGGGGACCAACGCTTTAACCTTATCTGGTTGGCCGCGGGTATAGTCTCATCTTTAGCCCTAGCCTCTCCCTCAAACTTGCAGTTAGCGCACTTGAGGATGAACTTACCAGATCTGAACGTGTAGTCAGCCTTCGTAGCCTCTATGAGTTTTCCGCAGCTGCGGCATCCTAGGATCTTTTTGAACGGAAACACTACTGAAGCAAAGGCATTGCCAAAGCAGTTACGGTCAAGGCCAAATTCCACTAAGAAAGTTCTTAGATTGAGAGGTCCCTCGAATAACTTCTTAAAAGTGGAGGACTCGACGGGGTCACCATACAAAAGATCTGTTATGGCGTACGAGGATAACTTTGTTACTACGCCGTTTATTATCGGATTGGTTTGGTAATAGTAGGCACACCACTCAAAGGTGTCTTTGATGTTCGCAGGCATATAAGTCTGCGCAAGATCAAAGAACGGGGACGGATAGTAGTTCTCCGGTCTACCGACAGTCTTAGCTCTAGATAGTGTAGTTGTAATCGACTGTGTCTCAGCCATGTAAGCCTCTACTCAGATAGTTTTCTGATTTGCTCGGCTAACTGCTGAGCGGTCGAGTTTGCAAAATCTTTGACGGCGAGAGATTTCATCGCCTGAACATACGTTACGTCGTTACCACTAAAGCTTGCTGGTAGCGACCCTCGGGCTACTAGGTTCTTTACTTGAGCGCGTTCTGTTTCATTAGCGGGGACATACTTATTGCTGGGCTCTAGTGAGCCTGGCCCATAAATAATGCCTGAGTCCATCAAAGCGGCAGCGCAGTATCTGTAGACTTCATCCTTAACTTCTTCAGGACGAATATAATTAATAATATCTAGAGCAACATGCGCTCTACCCGGCGTTGGGCGCTGGATGGTGTCAACTCGTGGGGACACTCCTACTAGACCAGCGGCTACTGCCTCAAAAACTTCCCAAGACGAGAGTGGTTCATCCGATACATATATGCTTCGGACAGCCTGTATCTTTTGGCGATTAGCTTCCGCAAGCATAACGCCAAAAGACAACTTGACCTCGTCCCAACAAGTCTCAGGTTCCCAGTTTAAATAAACTGGGCCGAACTCCTGCAGCATGCAGAGGTTCAGAGCTATTGGGTGGGCGTTTATGTTAGCAAAAAGCTGCTTTCTATATAACGCGTTAGTCTTACTCGGTAGCTGAGCCATCTAGTATCCTCGCTAGCGCCTGCTGATGAGGTACCGGTAGGCTACCAAGAACTTCTATAGGAGCAACCACTAATTGAGTTGAGACCATATCGCCAAACAGATCGTCAATCTTATCGCCAAACTTCGCTGCGCGATCTCTGATTGCATCTTCAGTGAAAACTTTATCATCGATGGTAATCGATGTAGCTTTGGCGGTCTTCTCTCTTACGCTCTGCAGCTCAGTTCCTAGTATTGAACGGTACGGGTCGGCCAACTTGGTATCGTAGAATCTGGTAAGACCAAACTCCTGGTCGATTTCATACAGTTCGCTCGCCAGTTCATCTACAGACACTTGGTGAGCTACTTTCACTAGATCTTTGATGCTCTCTGCCTCTTCGGGCAGCATAAAGCGTGCGCGTGCTATGATCGACGCCTCAAAGTCCGAGCCGACTGCGTCACGTGCGTAGCAAGCTATGGCCTCTGGTAGAACCACGCCAGCCTGCTTCAGCATTCTCGCTGCTTCAGGACGAGCCATTGGGTGTATCTGGGCAAACTCGTCAACCAGCTCTTGCGCTGGATTAACATTCTTCTTATTAGCGTACTCTACCTCTATTGCCAGCATGGGAGCAGAAGCGGTCTTTTCAGACAACACGGCGTCGGTTATGTACGACGGTACGGCAAAGCCGTAGTCTTTAAGAGCGTCTGCCAACACCGTGGCCGCCTGCTTGCGTAGGTCGTCTGGTAGAGCGTGTGCCGTCTTCTCAAAGTACATTGCGGACAGGAAGGTATTCCCCTTGTCTACTACAGGGAACTTATACTCACGTCCGTTGACTGTGTCGGCAACTAGTGCAAAGTCTGCTTCGTGCTTTTGGGCACTAGTCATATCTGCAGCTGTCTTGACAAAGTCTGGGACAGGAAGGGAACCTAGGTCGCGTAGAAACGCTGCCCCATGATCGTCATAGTGGTCGAGAATCGGGGGAGTGGTAAGTTTGCTTCCCATCGGTTTCCTCATCGCAAGAACGTACGCTTACTTGGTATAATGCCCATGAAGGAGACAAAAATGCAAGTACCAGAGCAAGACGGCGGCGTCTCATTTAAGGGACAAGCTGTTATTTCTGCCTCTAAATGGGTGCCCATCGAGAGTGTTTCTAACAAAGAAGCGCTTTTACGCGCTGCCTGCGTGACAGGATACTCTAGAAATATCGACCTAGTTATTCATCTAGCGACAGTAGAAAAAAATCATATACGTCTGCCCAGACATATGACGCGACTGCAGTCAGTACCTGAAACTGGCTACACCGATATTACGAAGAATATTACCTGGGAGAATGTTAAGTTTAGGAAAGAGATAACTCCCAGAGATAAAAAGCAAGAAGACGCTTGGGCTGCATTTGAGAAAGCAGACAATGGTATTTTGAGTATCGCTTGTGGTGGCGGTAAGACCGTACTAGGTCTGAAGAAGGTTGCTCAACGAGGGTATCCAGCGGTAGTGCTAGTAAGCAATGGCGCGCTGATGGAACAGTGGGCGGATAGAGCAAAGACCTTTTTAGGAATGACTGACGATGAGATAGGCGTGGTAAAGGCCGAGAAGCAGCAATGGGATAAGCCACTTGTTATCGCCATGCTACAAACAGTTACCTCTCGCATAGACAGCATACCAATGGATGTGCGTATGCGTTTTGGCACGGTAGTTTTCGATGAGTGCCACCATATGAGTGCGCGTACTTTTGTTAGCGTGGCGGACCTGTTCTATGGAGCTAGGTTTGGTCTCACCGCCACGACAGATAGAAGTGACGGACTAGAAGAAGTTTATTACGCTCACATAGGCGGCGTCTTCTACTCGGACAAAAGCTCTGAGATAAACGCCGAGGTGTACTTTAAGTACATGCCTACCAGAAGTGTTGATGATAGAGAGATAACGAAAAGAGGGGAGTTGATCATTAGTAAGCTTTATGACATACTCGCCACGGATAACTCTCGTAATAAAACAATAAAAGCGGATATCAAGGGAGCGCTTGCGGCTGGTAGAAAAGTACTAGTTTTATCGCATAGCGTGGCACATGTAGAGAGTTTGAGTTCTGAGTTAGCTAGAGAGTTACCAAGAAAAAAAGTTGGAATGGTGCATGGCGGAATAAAGCACGACAAACGACTACCAATAATAGAGGAGTCGGATGTAACAGTTGCTACCTTTTCTTTAGCTAAAGAAGGGTTAGATGTCCCGGCATTAGATACGTTATTCCTAGTGACGCCATTCAAAGACCCAGGGGCATTTCAGCAATGCCGAGGTCGTGTAGAGCGTAATTATCACACGAAAAAACCACCCATTGTTGTGGTATACGAAGATGTAAACATTACGGTATCCAAGGCCTTATGCGCCAGTCTTAAGAGGAGCCTAAAGAATGAAGGCCGTAAGTTTAAAACGACGAAAATTAAATGAGATACAAGCCAAGTATAAAAAGTGTACTGAATGTCCATTACATGAGAAACGGCGCACCAGTCTTCAGGGTTACGGTAACCCAGACGCTAAGATAGTATTCATATTTGATAGACAAAGTCCTATAGAGGCTAGTAGTGGGGACTTCTTAAAGGACACCAAGTATCTAGAAGTAATACAGGTGCTGTTCAACTACATTGGTAGAAGTTACGACGATTTCTGGTTCACGCCGTTAGTAGCCTGTCCAACGGCTATTATTCCGACTAATACTCTGATGCCTATAGAGCACGTACCTCTCCCCAAGAACAAGGAGATAGATGCGTGCTCATTACGGATAGCGGAAGAGATACACGTAATAGAACCACGCATTGTCGTAGCGCTTGGCCAACCTGCCGCCAGAGCACTGATAAAGAAAAACACGCCGTCCATCCACTACAACTTAAATGAAATACACGAAGGCAGGGTACAGGGTGATTATATCCAGTATCCGATACCTGTAGTGTTGACCTACTCACTACACGCGCTTCTGACGGTGCCAGACACTAATGAAGGCGGTACGTGGCACAAGACCGCACAAGCAATACACAAAGCAATTGAAATCTCTGACTTTATGGAGAGCATGAAATGGCACGTATCATCCTCAAGCGAAAAGAAACAGCAGTAGAAACAGCCGCCGTTGTGGCTACGCCCGCCAAGCACCCGCTTGTGCAGAAGGTAGAAGAGTTCAATCAACTACGAGACGAACTGCTTGGCTACATGGCAGACAACGCTGAAGTAGTACAGCCGTTGATGGAACGCTTCGAGATGTACAACAAACTGCTGGCAGACGTAGAGACTCTGATGAAGAACTTGGTTCATCTACCTGACGGACTAGGCACAGAGTTCACACGCGGTACTCCGGCAAAGACAGTCAGTTATAAGGCAGACCAGCTACCCGAGGCAGTTAAGCAAATGCCTGGCGTGCTGATTACGAAGGTAGAGGTCAACAAGGACATGATCGACGCCTTACTAAAGAGTGGTCAGATTAGCGAAGCCGATGTCCTACCGGCACGTGTAGACAAACTTAGCTCGGCGCCAATTAAGACGCCGCCCAAGCTGGAGTTGGCATTTAAGCGGAGTGGTAAATGATAAAGCCAGGAAAGCGCAAGTTGATAACCAATAGCACGCATACTCACCCTACGGCTAAGTTGGACCTTCAAGGTCCAGGCAAGAGCGAGTCGGTGGAGAAAGAACTAGACCCTGTAGAGGAGCTACACCCTGCTGAAGGAGAACCTGCGGCAAATGTGTCGCAGAGCGTGAGCGTCAAGGTGTCTGAGGCTGTACATTGGGGTCCAGGCACTTGGGACAAGATCCCTTACTCTGTGGAAGTACACAGTTTTGTGAGTTTGCCCTGTGTGGCAAATATAGAAAAAATAACCTGCGCACAAGACCTCGCGATGCAACTGGCTTGGCAAGGTGCCTACAAGGGGCTAGAGTCCGCCCTCGCAGAGCACGTGCTGGGAATCCAGCGGCTCTACCCCGTATATTTCAGCGATCCGGAGCACGATGAAGCTAACCAAGTGCAAGATAAACGGACTTAATGTATCAACCATAAAATACGAAAATGGAGTGCTAATTGCAGAGGCAGCGCTGGACGTAGACGGAGCGCTGGTAGGTACTTTCCCGCTGATGGTGGCGCCTGATAAGGCAGTGGCTAAGGCGCTAACTGCGCTTATTACTGCGATAGAGAAGCAGTTCTCAGTAAGTCTAGGTGACGCCGCTTCTGGCGAAGATCAGGCAGAAGACGATAAGCCACAACCTCTATTTGAAGGGGTGTAAAATGGCTGCCTCATGGGAGTTACAATTAATATCAGCGGTAATACGTAGCGAGAATCCTCCTAAGTTATACGAGGAAGCTCTGAAGTTCGGATTGCGTTTTGAGATGTTCGGTGGTGACGAGGCCAAGACCGTTTGGGCTCGCGTAGAGGCGTACTTCAATAGACCGGAAAACCCTGGGTATATTCCATCAGAGGCTACTCTGAAGGAGATATTTCCAGCTCTGGATTTGCCCACACCACTAGAGAACTTCAGAGACCTGTGCTGTAAAGTTCGTGACGGCCACCTGCGTAGAAAGACAGATAAGCTAATAGACTCATTCAACCTCAATGCCAGAGAGAACGTAGAACACGCTATCGCAGAACTGTCTACTGGTATATCTGTTCTACAGGAGCACTACACGTCCTCTTCAGACCGAGACTTCAAGTCCGACGCTCTAGCAGAGATCATAAACTTCGTAGAGAAGCAGGACGAGAACGAGGGTCTGACAGGCATGCCGTGGCCGTGGCCTACGCTGAACAAGGACACACAGGGCATCCAGAAGGGTGACTTGCTGATGTTCTGGGCGTTGCCCAAGTCTATGAAGACGTGGATGGGTCTGGTGATATCTGCGCATCTTTACGTGCTCGGCTATCGCGTGCTTGTCTACTCTAAGGAGATGACGTGGGACATAACACGTAATCGCCTGGCCTGTGTATTAGGCAAAATAAACTACACCAGCTTCAAGAATGGCACGCTAAGCGAAGAGGAGAGGAACACTCTATTCTCTATAGTGGAGCGCCTGTCTTCAGACGAGCACACAGGTAGATTGCACTTTACACAGGCCGACAGACTAGATGGCAGTCCTGGTGGCCCTAACGAAATACGTAAGAAGATACAGGCGTACAAACCGCACTTCGTGATGTTGGACTCTAGCTACATGCTAGAGATGCCGAACACAAACGGTAACGCTATGGACTGGAAAAATCTTACGGCTGTGATGAGAGCGCTAAAGCAGATATCTAAGGATACTGGTGTGGCGGTACTCACTATTATGCAAGAGAACGAGACCCAGGCACTAAAGTTCAAAGGTAGCTCTCGCGGCACTGCTAGTCTTGCGTTCAACAAGCTAGCAGTGGCTGACTGCGACTTGGGTATACGCTTGGTCATAAACAAGCGCAAGCGAGAGCTGTCGCTGCACTACGCAGTAGCTCGTGAGGCCATGGGCGACGGCTTTTCTATAAACGCCTTGGCGTGTGAGAACTTCGAGGAATGTGGCCCACACTTGTGGGAGATAGGCGACGACCAGTCCGACAAGGAAGATAAATCCTCGCCTCTACCCACACAAATACTCGGAACTCTCAACAGCGGTGTGACACTAAACTCCAGAGCATTAACCATGCGCTCTAGAGTTGTCACCAAGGTTGAAGAAGAACTGGCCAAGGACCCTAATGATGAAACTGAGTAGAGGCCACCATGCAAGGAGAAGAAGTAGCCTCAATACTTTCTAAGTGGCTCAAGTTTCAGAACGTAGGAGCCGGTTCAGAAAATCTTGCTGCGTTCTGTCCGTTCCATAAAGGTGGTAATGAGTCCTCGCCCTCAATGTACGTGTACGTTGGTAAGCCGACTGGAAAAGCACAGCCGGGTTCTACTTTCTGTCACACGTGCAACGAGGGCTGGACTCTTTCCCGCCTGCTGTACAAGTTAGGCGCAGATAGACAAATAGTAGAAATGGTCAGAACCGAACTGGCCAATACCAACAAAAATAAAGACCCGCATAAAGAGCTAGACCTAAAGCTAGGCCAGCTAGACTTCTCGCAGTTTGTATTGCCAGAAACACTGCTTGGTGTGTATGACTACTGCCCTAGAGAAATGCTGCGCAGCGGTTTTACGCCCGAGATAATAAAAGACCACGACATAGGTTTTGACCGAGACCTGCGCAGAATAACATTTCCGATTAGAGACCACCTGGGTAATCTAGTGGGCGTGTCTGGGCGTACGGTCATAGATGAAGAGCCTAGGTACAAGGTCTACAGGTCGGAGTTTTACTCCATTGCAGGACGCAATTACAAGTGCGAAAAGTCAAAGATTTTATGGGGTCTTGACAAGTTTTATCATGCTAGGCTACACTTGCCGAGCGCTGAACCCGTCATACTATGTGAGGGGTTCAAAGCTGCTCTCTGGGTAAAGCAGGCGGGTTTTTCGGATGTGGTCGCTCTATTCGGTGCGGCCCTTTCAGCAGAACAACATATCTTGCTTTCCCGAGTAGCCTCTGAGGCCGTGTTGTTTCTCGATAACGACTCGGCGGGTAGAAGGGCCAGTTGGACTATCTCAAGACAGGTTACCGACCTAGACCTGAAGATAGTCGACTACGGCACCTTTAATGAACTATCGCCAGACGATCTGTCGATAGATGCTGTCAAAGAAAAAGTAACTAATGCGCCACGTGCGGCAGACTGGAGAAGAAGAAATGCCTGGACCAATCAAAAGTTGGGCTGAATACCAGAAGAATGAATTTGAGATGCGCAAGCGCACAATCCAAGGCCTAGGTGGCCAGAAGACGGGCGGTAAGGGATTCTCTAAAGAAGGTGGTTACACCGGTACGCCTCCATGGCGTTACCGTATGCAGTTCTTTGACCCCAAGGGAAAGCGTACGTGGGTTCGTCTGGTGGCCACAACCGCAGGCAATCCGTTCTTCTTGTTCTACAGCCGTTGGGCGGGACCGACCGGCTCCAAGAAGTTGGTTATCTCCAATAGCCATAACGGCGAACTTCCGGTTCCGGACTTGGTCTTCCACTATGCGTCGGAGACCGGTGACAACAAGCTGTTCGCAAAAGGACAGTATGCGGTCACCACGGCTATCTTAGAGTATTACCACGAAATAACTGTGCAGAACAAAGACCCGAAGAAGCGTCCGTACTTCAAGTACGAGCGTTGCGGAGGCAAGAATCGGTTCGGTAAGCCGAACTGCCAGTACTGCATCAGCGAAGAAGGCGGCAAGGCCGACAGCAAGAAAGTGTTCGGTCAGCGTAGATATTGGGCGATGTCGGCAAAGACACGTGACATGCTTATTGAACTGGCGTCCGCCAAGTTGAATACGTGCTTGTCGTGTGGCGCTGGCGAAGTGCTGCCGATCAAGTTCAGCTGTCCCTCGTGCAATGGCGTAATGTGCGATCGCTACGAAGATGACGTGGGTGAGGAAGATCTCGACGCCCTCATCAATCACGAAGTAGAGTGCCCGCACTGCTCAGCTACGGTAAAGGCTGTAGCAGAGATGGCTTGTATCAAGCAGGGACCGGAAGGAGACATCAACGGCTGCGACGATCCTAAGGCGTTTCCCGCGAATACCACGGTGTTCGATATCGAAATGCAGGTTGAGCAGGACCCGGAGTCTTACGCTCTGCATGTACACGCTGTACGCCCCGTAAAGACGCACAACGAGCTGTCGGGTGCGTGTCTGCAGCCTATGCCGTTTACGGAGTTCCTGCAGTACATGCCGCTAAAGGAGCAGGCCGAGAACATGGGCGTAGAGAACCCATTTGGACCAGACGCCGACGAGGCACTGGTCGAGTTCTTCAAGCAGCGCAATGTGAGTGCGGTCCCATCCGACGCTTCGTCTGAGGAAGCGGACGAAGACAGCATTCCGTGGAATGCTTGATACATGTGACATAGAGCGATAACGGTGGGAGGGAGAGCTAGCAACTCTCCCTCCCTACCTCTACCGAGGTGTAGAATGCCATTTTATGTACTCCCTCCGGCGATAAAGATAAGTACGGTTGAGGAGGCAAAGAACCTAGTAGAGCACTTATCTACTAAACGGCTGCTGGCGTTTGACACAGAGACAACAGGTCTGACTAGACACAAAGAGCGTGCGATTATTCTTAGTTTGTCGGACGGTAAGGGTAGATGGGCTGTATGGCCGCAGGTTCTACCCTACTTCCAAGATCTGCTAGAAAATCCAACGGTCAGACTAGTTGGGCATAATGCCAACTTCGACCAGTGGATGCTGATGAACATCGGTATCGACCTAGATCGTAAGTGCCCGAGAGAGCATGCACGCGTCTACGATACTATGGTTATGCACGCACTGCTGGATGACTCAGCGCCACACGATCTGAAGTACTTAGCAAGAAAGTATCTAGGTATAGACATGGTGCCGTTTAAGTCTGTGTACGGTAAACAGATGAAAACGCGCAGCCTGACAGACATCTTGTTAGACCCTGAGAACGAGGAAGTTACAGTCAACTACTCGGCGTTGGACGCGTTCGCCACGTACAAATTATTTCTAATACTTCAGAAGAAACTAGAGAACGCACGCCTTAAGCCTGCAGATCTTGGTGACTACGTACCAAGCAAGGTGTATCCGCCGTACGAACATTTGTGGGAGTACTATACGGCTACCGAGGTTATGTACACCAAGGTGCTATGGCACATGGAGCGCAAAGGCATCATGCTAGATGTCGATGCGCTACTGACCAGAGCTCCTGTGCTAGAGGCTGAGATAACTAGTATCGAGCGCTGGTTCTGTCATAAGCTACGGCGACACGACATAAATCTGAAGAGCAATCCTCAGATGTGTAACCTGTTCTTTAACAAGCTAGGCTACATCCCCACCACCTTTACCGAAGGTGGGCAGCCGCAGCTAAACAAAAACGCACTGAAGGTGTGGGCAAAGAGTGGTTGTCAGTTCGCTACTAACTTGCTGCGGTACAGAGACTTGTCTAAGCAGTTAGACACCTATGTACTAGGTCTACTAGACCACTTGGCAGCAGACGGGCGTATCCATACTAGGTTCAACCAGACAGGCGCTAGAACGGGTCGTCTAAGTTCCGCAGATCCCAACCTGCAGAATCAGCCGCCGTACATCAGAGACGCCTATCGAGCTAAACCTGGTTACAAGCTGAAAGCAAGAGACCAGCAGCAGCTAGAGATGCGTATTCTTGCTCACGTGTCGGCTGACCCGTCTTTGTGTGACGCTATTAGGACTGGTAAGGACGTACACTCCGCTACAGGTGCAAACATGTACGGTGTGTCTTACGAAGTCATCATGGCAGCAAAGCACAAGGACGATATTGGCGAAACGCTGACCAAGGAAGAGAAGGAAAACCTTTCCTATAGAAAGAACGCTAAGACCCTGAACTTCGGGATCATGTATGGGATGGGTCCTAGTAAGTTGGCCAAGTCGCTCGGAGTATCGGTAGAAGAGGCAAAGGAAATTATCAAGAAATACTTTGCTGCGGTGCCTAGGGTGAAGGAGTACTTCGACGAAGTGATACAAGAGGCTAGAAGAAACGGGTACAGCTCTACCATCATGGGTAGACGCCGTCAGTTGCCGGGCATCTGGTCTAGTTTCACAGGCGATGTCGCACGTGCGGAAAGACAGGTTAAGAACGCGCCTATTCAGGGATTTGCTAGTGAAATCCTGAAAGTGGCGATGAATCGCATCTTTGTAGACCCATTGTTAGTGAACCTGGGTGTAGAGATGTTGGTGCAGGTACACGACGAGTTGGTGTTTGAGATCCCAGCGCAGTACGAGAATGATCCTGACATAGATGCTAGAATCCAGTACCACATGGTGCAGGGTATAGTTGAGGCGCTTGGGTATGACCTAAACGTTCCACTGGACACCAGTGGTAAGAGCGGGCAGACATGGGCCGACTGCAAGTAACGCAACTGCAGCACCAAGTGCTCCGGCAGCGTTTAGAAAGCGCTGCTTTGCGCTTCCTTGGTGTACGCAAGAACGCTTTTCTAAAGGAAGTAAAGTTACTGCTGATGTACAACGGAGTAAATGTAACCGTACAAGCTAAAATGGGCATCCCTGGAAAGATGTACCGCATATTCAAGAAGATAGCGGTCCCGTCTTTACCAGCCCAAAGTGTAGGGGAAAGCTACCTGCATTATCTGACAGAAGATGTGTTGCTGCAGGAGTTAGAAAGCGCGCAGATAGTAAGAGCAGAACCAGTGAGCACGGTCAGTAAATTGACTAAGCCACAAGAGTCTGAAGAGAGAAGAACCAACCACTTCGGCGCAGTTGTAAAGACCGTCCATAGGAGGACAAGTGTCACTGATTAAATACGGAGTAAATAGAGAAGAGCTGCTAAAGCTCTTAGAACTTGGTATCTGCCAGACAGAAGAAGAGGCTCTGGAGAAGGTAGCTTCCGGTGAGGCATCCGGTCTAATCAAGCAGGCTATGGAGAATAGCTCCAAGCAACGCGACAAGGAGGACTAGATGCCAAAAGATTTATCTGCGCTAATAAAGAGTGTTACCAAAGGCCTAGACGCGTCAGTCACTATCTCGCAGCTTGCGCAGGTAGAGACTCCGTACCACGAACGTATTCCATTCGGTCTAATGGATCTGGATGCTGCTCTGTGTGGTGGATGGCCGCGTGGAACCGTCAATCAGATCTTTGGTCCTGACGGTACAGGTAAGAACCTTCTCGTAAACCACAACATGGCCCAGGTCCAGCGCATCTACGGGGATGAGAGCAACATCCTGTACATGACCTTCGGCTATAGACCTGACGTTGACTTCATGCGTAAGTGTGGCGTAAAGCTACATAGAACTAAGTCAGAACTTGAGGCATTGGGTATCGACCCCAGCAAGGCTACTGCGGAACAATGCGGAGAGCAGATTGGTAACGTATACTTTGTGGATATCTCCAACAGCGACGAGGCCAACGAGCACCCCGCCGAGTCTATCTTCACCGCAGCCGTAAAGCTTGTAGAGAGTGGCGAGTTCCAGTTCGTAGTCATTGACGAAATGGCATCGGGCGAGACTAAGGATGACGTAGTCAAGGGTCTGCACGAAAATGCTCGTATGGCGACATGGGCTTCTCTGGTCACTAACTTCGTAAAGAAGATCTATACGGCTCTTCGCCATAAAGATGCTGAAGGCAAGCCCAACGGTACGTGCGTAGTAGTACTGCAGCCGGTACGCGCTAATACGGATGCGTATACGTCTAGGTTCAATCCTTGGACCATACCTAGTGGATACGCGCTAAAGCACGCAAAGGCGATAGACGTACACCTGGCACCAGCTGGATTTGAGGTCAAAGGCTCGGATAAGGTCAAGGTAGGTAAGAAGGTAAAGTGGAAAGTAGGTAAGGGAAAGTTCGGCCTAAGCGAAGGCGCTGAGGGTGAGTTTACCTTTATGTATTTTGATGCTGCCGGTAACGGAGGTATCGACACCATAAGAATTTTGGCTAATACTGCAAAGGCGCATGAGTGTATTACTCGTCGCGGTGCCAACCACTACATACTAGACTATGAGGATAGTGTCAGTGGTGGCTTCGAAGGCGTCATTGAGTTTCTGCGCAATCACCCAGAAGTGGCAGAGGAAGTAAAAACCGCAGTGATGCGTGCTGTCGCAACAGGAGAAGTCACGTAATGACGTCAAGGAAGCACGACATAATAATCGGGTTAGACTCGCTTAGAGCTGTTCGTGCTACCCAGTTTCTTCCAGGTTTAATCGTACATAAGTCTGCAGACTGCCCACCAGGCAAAGACTTCTTGAACGTAACCCACGCTGTCACTGGGCTGGCGGTTGCAATACACCTCCAGCCTGGTGACATGCTGAAAGCCAAAGAGATACTGGCGCAGGCGTCATGGACCGTTACTCCAGATATTCTTCTGGAATCAGAAGAGCACAGACTCCTGAGTGAGCGAGTTATGAGTGAGACAAACAGAGCACGCAGTCTTAAACAGGAGAAGAGAATAGCCAAGGACACCGGAGGTAAAAGACAGCCTGCTTCTGGGGCCAGATGGGGAGCTAGACGAGACGTGGTACTGCCTCGTTTCAAGATAGAGGCCAAGACCACCAAGCACAGTACATTCAGCGTGGATGTACGAGACTTGGGGTTCCTCAAACAGCAGGCTTACCTAGAGAATAGAATCGGTGTCTACATAATAGAACTGGATGGAAAAGAAGAACTCTGCATCATACCGAAAGCAGAGGCGGATGATGAACTGCTAGCAGAAGCAACCATCAAGAAGATACGTTGCGCTGGCGAACGCTCATTTACAGTGACAGTAGCTATGTCTAACGATGCAGTGCGCGGTGCTGTATATGAACTAGAGTCTGCTTCTGGCATGTATTACTGCTTCAGCTATGAGCGGTTTCTAAAACTAGCAAAGAGAGGAATGGATGGCACCTGAGTTCGATCCTTTACCAAAAGGCTTTGACGAGTTCGACGTAAACGAAGAACTAGAAAAAGCGCTTACGGCTGAGAACAACAAACCGTGGGATCGTCGCATTGGTGTATACCACCCATCATCACTGGGTAAGTGTAAGCGAAATTTGTATTACGACCGAATAGGCGTACTGCCTATTAGGAATAATACTGTGGATCAGCAGGTAATCTTTCAGATGGGACATGGTACGCACTGGTGGGTGCAGAATATGTTCCGCGGATTCTCTGGAGACTTTAAGGACGAGGTTCCCGCCAAGAACGACGAACTGTCCATAGGTGGTTCGTGTGACGGCGTGTTCACGTCTCGCGGGTGGATACTAGAAATCAAGTCTATCGGTAACGATGGGTTTACATCTCTGGTGCGCCCGTTGCCAGACCACGTAGAGCAGATACACGCGTACATGGTTGCGCTTAAGATACCTAGGGCGCAACTTCTGTATATAAATCGGAATAATGGAGCTAGACAACGGTTCCGAGTATTTTTCTCTGAAGACATTTGGAAGAAGGTACTCTCCGATATTGAAGAAGTGGAGAAGGCTATAAAGGCAGAAGAACCGCCTGAGAGAAAGGTGGATTTCTTGATGTGCCGAAGCTGCAAGTTTGCGTATGTCTGCCAGCCATTCGAGGGAAAGAATGCAAGATATAATCCAGCAGCTGACATCGCAGTACAACGAACTGCGCCAAGCGGTAGAGGAAGACTTAATAGCACTGGGGCTGGCGGCGCCGATAGAAGAAAAGAACATCAAGAATCGTCGCCCAGTGTTTCCGGAAGCAATAACCAAAATGACGGAGTTAGAATTAAGAGACCAATACGATTTGTACCTAGGGTTCTACGAGTTCCTAACGACCCAGCTGATAAGGTTTAAGTCGTCGCTACTTGTAGAGCAACACAAGTCTAAGAAGGTCAAGGCCGCGGTAGTGCTAGAAGTCAGTAAGGATAAAAGCTTGACCCAGGCAGAACTTAAGTCAGCTACGGTCGAGTTGTACGGCACACTGACGGATAGTGAGAATGAGGTTCTGTATTTGACAAACATCGTTGAAGGTTTCGAAGAGGCCAGAAAGAGTGCGTCAAAGATCATGGACCGTCTGTACAGAGAACTGATGCTGCGCTCTGGCGCGGCTGCTACTGCGGCGGTGCAGGCGAGCTATAACGGTGGCGGTTCTAATCCGCCGTCACGGCGAGTATTCGCGAAAATAATAAAGAGATGATCTCCTTTACTTTGCAGGGTCTGCCCCCAACTACTAACAAGGCGTACTCGTCAGTTAGAGGCGTACGCATACTTTCTTCTGAAGGTAGGAAGTACAAACAGAACGTACGGCTTCAGATGCTAGAGTTAGTGGACGCGTCCATGGCGATGGTCGACGGTCACTGGTACAGCATTGACATAACGTACGTCTTTACTGAGCTTCTGACTAAGGGCAAGAACGCCAAATCGCCTATTCTGAGAATAGACACCACTAACAGAGAAAAACTGCTAGTAGATGTATTATCCGAGATACTAGGGTTTGACGACGCGTGCCTAATAGAAGTGCGCCAACGTAAGAAAGTGGGGGCAGAACCTTGCGTTCATGTAGTGCTGGAGAAGCTCCATGCTTTCAAAGATGCCTGACATAGATCTGGAGACGTTAAACATAAACGAGTTGCGGCACCTAGTTTACGTACACTACAACATCCGGGTTCATCCAAACGCCCCAAAGAAGCACTTGGTAGAACTGTTGTCGCTAGAGAAACTAAGTACTCCGCAGCACGATATGAACAATATACGTGACCAGATCATAGAGTTTGTGCGTAGTAACAAAGACAAGTTGTCTTTGTTCTGTGATGGTGACTGCTACAAGCACGCAGATGCTGTAGTGTTGGATTGTTATAAAAACTTCTTGGAGAACGAAGATGCCGGCCGGTAATTGGATTGTAGCGTTAGAGGATGGAAACTACGGAACTATCGACTCTGCCGTTGTTGTAGACCTGACTAGAGAGGGTGATTACTTTCTAGACGAAGGCGGAGATCCTAGTTACATGACCTCTCAGCACTTCAATAGAAAAGTACCGCTGGAAGAAATAATCGAGTTCTACCTGAAAAACAAAAGAGGAGGTTAATTCATGCCGCCCAAACTGAAGGTACGGGTAACCAGCAAAATGCTGGAAGTCCTAACTCCTCCAGAAATGCGTTTGATGTGCTTGATGCTGGGTATGCCTATCATGCAATCGTGGAAGGCATCACCAAAGGAAAGACAGACCTGGTTCTTAGAGAATCTGACTGGCTTTGTTGCGGTAGACCTAGAGAAGCAGAATTGGGCAATGTTCAGAGGCCCAATAAAAGATTACTGCATGGCGCTACAAGCCTACGCATCAGGCGACGGTCCTCTGCCAGTGTTCAATCCGCTCATGGAAGAAATCATTGATGAGGCACAGCCCATCAAATATGAGGACACGCCTGTGTGGGAGAGAACAGACGAAGAAGCAGAGGATGACGAGAAAGAAGAAATATTAGAGGAAATATCTGGCGTTGTGACAGAAGCACCTGTTGTGGAGCCAGTAGTACCTGAGGCACCTAAAGAAGTAGAGCCACCTGTGCAGGAGGAAGTTAAGGTGAAAGAGGAAACAAGCGCAAAGCGTTTTGTACTGAAGAAGGCCGCTCTGAGTAATAAAGCTCCTAAAGAGCCTAAGACAGAGGAACCCGCGGAGAGCGTACCAACCGTGAGTAAAGAAGTGGAAGAGGTGAAGCTTCCGGCGGTTCGTGCAGTTAACCAGAACTACGATATCGATGCCAAGATCCAGGTTATTGGGGATCTTGTAGAAAAGCTTTGTCAGGTAGTGACAAAGCAACAGCATCAGCTAGAGAAGCTTATTGAGATCAACGTGGTGCAGAGCGGTGTGCTCGCTGATCTGTCAGCACGTCCGGATACGGTTGAAGATAAAGTTGATGCGCTTCTAAAAGATAACGACCTGTTCAACAAAGCTATGTTGATCCTGCTGAACAGCACCGTGCTTACGGAAACCCCGCTAAGCAATCTTGCGGAAGTGGAAGATATACAGTTCGAAGACTAAATAAAGTATTAGTCGGTAATAGACGCCCCCTACTATCTGCAATGGTAGTAGGGGGTTTTCTATTGCCTAAATCTGCAATTTATTACCCCTAATAGGGTATAAGGATTATGTCCAGGGAAAAGGTAACTAAGCCTCCTCTACATTACATGGAGTAATGATGAAGGAAGTGCTGACCTAATTCATCCCTGACCTAGAGGTGAACCATGTTCAACAAGAACTTCTTTGGTTTCGGTGGCTACAGCGGCACTGACATGGCCCTAGCGGCTGGCGCAGGGTTCGTTGGTGGCGTGCTGGCGGCGAAAGCCGCTAGCGACGGCTACCTGGGTCAGACGGCCCAGGGACTTTTCTCCGGTGAGGAGGTCGCGTTCGGGTCGTCGGTCGAGGCGTTCGGCCAGGCAGTGGCTCTCCGGCGAAACGAGGCCAAGGCAGACAAGGCCAAGGCTGAGAAGGCTGAGAAGGACAAGGCCGTCGCCATGACCCTCGACCAGGCTATTGCCTACGAGGATCACAAGGCGGCGCAGGCGGTCAAGGCCATCAAGGACAAGTTGGAGGCGAAGTTGCTTGCAGCCGAGCCGACCAAGTCCGACAAGAAGGCCTAAGCGAACGGGGCAATCATCTAAATGATGGTTGCCCCTTTTGCTTACCTATTAGGGGCGCGTACCATAATAAACAGACGCGTAACCTGTCCACTTAGTTACGTTAACTCTAGGGGATACCTGTACAACTACAGAACCGTCACCGGAGAAGCTATAGTCCACTGTACCCGCCTCGTCAAAGTATGCTTTACCTAGAGTAGTAGATACCGAAGTCTCGTACTTAGCCTCAGCTCTGTACCCAGGAAAACCATATCCAGTTGAGTCATACCGCTGTACGTGCATAGAAGTTCGGTACACAGTTTGGTAAACTTTATAAATAATCTGCCCGGCGAAAGTAGCTACTCTATCTAGCTGTGCATCATTATTAGATGTCACAGCAACTATCTTGTAGTAGCCGCCATTTATTAAAACCTCATCTCCTACATTTAGTCTGTTGTACGTATTTGCATCAGTTTGAAACTGCGTACCGGCGCCAACTATAAACGAGCTAGTTGTTGCGGAAGCAGTACCGCGTATCGCCGTGGGAGTGGATAGGCCTATCACGGTTATATCCACCAACGCTGTTGCGCCTGCCGGTATGGCTTCCGTCCTAAGCAATGCCTGCTGCGCTGTGGCAGCAGACGTCGTCAAAGTGCTCGTGGCAACTGGAATATTACGTACTGCGGGAAACAGTGGCATCTGACGCTCCGTCTATAAGCTATGGGTCATCGCGGTTTGTGGCACCCAATGAGTGCGGACCACCAGCAATTGACGTACCCCAACCACCGGTCTGGTTGCCGTCTATTATTAAGTAGGATGTTCCACCGGAAGTGGTTATACCGGTGAAGGAAGTTGCACCGGGGTTGTATATGTTGTTGTCTCTTATATTTCCTTTACTACCACCTACGTCGTTAATTCCGTACGAAGACTGGACAGGAGTAGCTCCGGAACTAACGGTAATTATGGTATCTATGACATTGCCTACGATATTATAAAAGGTAGTTGCTAGCAACAGCACGCCGTAGCTTCTGGCGGAACTTGGAGAGCCGGCAGGCACAAATATCTGCGCATCACCACTAGTTAGGTTTTTTATGGTATTGTCCTTAATCCAAACCTTGTCTGCTGCCTTAGTCTTGACGCCGTAGCCGAGCCATCCGTCAATACTATTATTAGATACAAACACAGCAGATGAGGACGCGCCGACGCTCAATTCGTCCGTTACTAGAACTCCGCCTACTATTTGTTGTGGAAATACATTACCGCCTTGGGTAAGTAGACCGACACCGGAAATTACATTATTGACTACCTTAATACTGTTACCGCTGACAACTATGCCGTAGTCGGTGGCATCGCTCCAGTGGCAGTTTTGTATAAAAAGATATTCCGTACCTACAGTTCCGCCAGAACCACATAAATTAAAGTATCCGTGCAAACGCCCAGCGTTAACCGATCTAATATTCACGTTGTCTAGCGTTATGTTAGTACAAGTGGCACTAGTGCTATTTTTGAAGGCTACTCTGGTCTGAGAAGAAGAACTGCCTAAGCCACCGCTGTCATATCTCAAATACAGGTCTCGAACAGCTATATGTGAGTTTCCGTTGAAATCAAAACAAGCTCGGTTGCCGGACCAAGTAATAGATGCCAGCGTCTCGTTGACTGCCGATAGCTGCCTACCAGGGACTCCACGTATTAATATGTTACCTGATCTAAAGGTGATTGTCCTAGTTTCTGTGGTGCCACCGCGAACCTCTATTATGTGTGTGCGTGTGGCGTTACCGACTCCTAGCGTAGTTAGACCGTAGATAGCGTCGACAGCGTCGGCCAAGGTAGTAAACATGCTACCGGTGCCGCCTACGGTTATTACAGACTCCTTCTTGTTTTTATACTGCGTAATAAGGGCAGTATTGTAGAAGGTGTTATTAGGAGCGCTTCTGTAGATAAACGCCACGGTAGCTTGAGAAACAGAAGCCTCTCCCGTGATTATTCTGTACTGAGATCCTAGTGAAAAGCTACCGTCCCACACCAATTGGCTAAAACCATTGGGTATAGCTAGTGTTTGCGTCGGTATTTCATAGTAGTAACCATTGTAGTAACCGACTCCATACGACGTGACCGTGACATTGGCACCGGCAATAGGAGTGCCGAAAGTTACAGAAGTACCGGCGGGCACCTCCAGATAGGGGGCCCTAATTAGTTCAGCTCCGACTCTGCCATCTCCGCCGGATGCGCCTCTAGCGGCCAGGAACGTACCACTCTGTTCTGTGATAGCTCCCAATATAGACGTATCCAGGAAGCCGCCGTACGGAGGATTAAGCGTGTACTTGAGTGCGTTGGTAAGTGGGATACCAGATACTAGTGCCGGGAAGTTTCCAGCAAGTATATTTGTATCCTTAAACAACATACTCCCACTGTAGGTGCTAGCAACCCCAATAGAAGCGTAAGTTGTGGGAGGCAGTAATCCCGCTCCATACGTTATCTGCTCAAGTATTGTCTGACTAAGATTATTGGTCGCTACAGAACTGATGGCTACATTGTTAGAAGTTAATACTCCGCCAATGTCTGTACCTGGTGCCCTAGTAGGTAGTAGTAATTTTACGGGAGCATATGGAGACAAGCGTATGAAAGAACCGCGTGCGTTGCCTCTGTTACCCTTAGACGCCGAGTAATGCGTGTGGTACGCGGCGTCCAGACCATGCGAAGGTAGTCGCGATACATTAGAGGCATCGCGGAGGTATGGCACGTGTATCAGCTGGTCTACAGTAAAAGTGTTAAGACCAACCGTAAGAGTGCTTCCTATCTGTATGGGTAGCTGCGAGTACCCAACAAGTTGTGAGTCCGACCACAGCGGGGAGACATCCGATATAACCGCAGTGTTGGTACTAACAGATTGTAGGTTGCAGTACGTGTACGCGCTTTGTGGGGCCGGAGTAACTAGTTGTATAGCCCCTAAAGTGGCCACAGATTCTAGCGTCGGGCCTACTGTGGAGAAGCGCACTTTCCACAGGCCATCGCCCAGAACCATATTAGTGGCAGTAAAAGGACCGGACGGAGATTCGTACGATCCAGCGCCACGCGTAGAAGCTGACTCCTCACCAGTCTTTATGTATCTGGTGAAAGCCCTAACTAGCCCGGCCTCGAACTCTGAGTAATTAAGAGTATCCGAGGCGTTTGGAATTATTTTGTACTGCGCTGTAGAGCCGGGAGTATTAAGCTTTTCTCTTACCGTGGACAGGCGCTTGCACTGTATCAGGTAGTTGCCCTTTTCTATAGATCCGGCAGGGAACGTAAGAGTCGGGTTTAGCGTGAAGCCCAGCGGGTTACACGGAGTTATCGATCCGGCAACTGCAGTATCAAACTGCACAGGCGCGTTAGACTGAATAACGGCTACGACAGTGGCCTTCTTGGTAGTATCTCCAGCGTCGAATATGAACTGGCCAGGTAACAGTTTTAAGCTAGAGCCCGCGCCAGTCTCACTGTCTACTTGGCCTACTGTTCCTATATTATCGGCTGATGACGGCACTGTACCGGTGTTGTCTACCTTCTGCCCCCACTGCACAGCGCCGCCGTACGTGCCGAAGTCTTCTTCGCCAGGTAGGTCCGCCAAGTAGATTGCGTTATCAGCGGTATCTACGAAAACCACGTAGGCAAAGTTGTTCAATATCGCTGTTGTGGGCGGGTCTATACCACCGGACGGCGACGGTGCCCAAGCCATAAGTCTACCGGCAGTAAATGCTGCGGCAGAATTTACGCGCACCTTGTGTAGACCGCCTCTAGTAAGGATTGCCTTGTCTGATGCAGTGGCGTATAGGTTTCTTACTTCAGCTATTCTATAAAGACCGTTGTTGACTCCTGCACCGGTAACATGGGCAAAGCAGCCCGGACGCAGGTATAACTTACGCCACGTATAGCCTGATAGTGATGCTCCGTCGTTCCACCACTGGGACACGGTGTCAGTGACAGAAGCTCCACCGTATGGCTGTAGGTCTGATATTATGTACTTTATCGGAGGTATGAACTGTGCCAAGGTCTGTTGTGAAACTACTGACGAAGTGGCATATCCTTGATATGTAGCGGTTACAGGGTCTATGAATATAGACGTTCCGGCTGCTTTAGGGAGTATGTCATCCGGTGCCACCATGTTAGCGGTACGGGCATCTAGCGATACTGAGGGATTAAAATCCTCGAACGCAGATATAGGCGCGTTTATTGACGTACTGGTGAACCGGTACGCACGGATAAACTTCTTTAGTTGACCTTGATGTAATCCAGTGTACACCCAGTATATTGGGGCGATGTCAGCGTGGCCTGTATTAGAAAGGGTCGCCAAATTTATAGAAGCTGCGCCGTTAGCAACGGCAAATAGCGCTCTGGTACCAAAGGTCTGCGTACCGCTAACTGTGTCACCAGCAGTTATTCTTGTTTCAGCCAGAGCAGGCGCGTCAAATATTCCATAGGTCTGCTCTATGTTTTCTTGTAGAGCACCTAAGGCTCTATTAAACGCTAGCGATGATGAGCCCTCGCCCCATGCTAAGAACTTAGTTCCGCCGGGTTGTGCTTCGTATGGAGTAGTTGTATTGGGAGCTGAGTTTTCTGTAAGAGCTGCCGAAGCATTGGTCTTACCAGCCAACTTACCAAAGCGCTTGAAACCCATGTCAGTACTCCGTATTTATTAGCAGCGAATTTCCCAGAGTATACGCAGCAGTGTATTAGGCGTTACTGGTATCGGCTCGAATATATTGTAGCACACCATAAAATTATCGGATCTAGGGTCTACATTGCCTGCGCCTAGCGGGGCACCTGGATCATACGTAGGTACCGCAGAACTCAGGTACAAACCGGCCTCTGATACAGGAACCAGCGTATCTACTAGTACGTTAGACGCTAAGCTTCTTGAGCCTGGAAACGATATCTCAGTTTCCAGAACATCTAAGGTAAATACGGTTCTGTTAAACGCAGGGAAGTCGTCTACGTCTCCGAGAACTTGCGCGTTAACCGTTTTTAGGTAGCGCTTATTGGTACCAGCTACTACTGAGTAGGCAATGGGGTCTTGTATAGCCACCACCGTAGGTATTTCTAACTGAGAGTGTAGGAAGGCAGCATTGCTCTGTAGCGCACCGCCTACACCAAAACCCACGTACTTTATTACGTCGGTTCTATGTGGTGTGGGCGGAGACACTCCGTAGTTAGATCCGCCGAGTCGCTGCATCAACCACTCTTTACCGCGGTTGGTCATGACGTTGTGCGTATCGCGCCTACCGACAAGCTTCGTACCGTCGGCGTCCTTTTCATAAATAAGGATGCTAACATTTATTTTGGGATCAAAATCAGATCTCATACCGTCACTCCTCCGATCTCATCCGCGTCTATCTCTAGCTGTGATGCCGCACCTGAGCGAAACACGAACGGTCGATAGTGTCGCACGATTACTGTGTATACTCCAGCGACCAACCCCGGAAAAGTTGCATTTAGTACGTGACCGGTACTGGTCTGCACAGATCCGTCAATTCCTAGTACGAATCTTAACCCTGGACCGGCAGCAAGGCCAGTCTCAAAGGTCACTGTAGTGGCGGCAGTTTCCACGCCAAGGTTGTTTCGTACGAACACCCAGCTTCCGGTGTAATTACCATTGTAAGCAACGGCTGTGTGTATAGTGGCTGGAGTTACTGTATCTGGAGAAATAAAATACATACCTTCAACACGCATGGTAGTGGTGGCATTGTTCCACCGAGCCCCACGCACGTCAGGTTTGGGTATGGTTACGGTCACGAAGCCGTGAGTTTTATGCCAGCCACCCGCTCTGGTGAACTTAAATCCTAGATGTACGTTCTTTACTCCAGCCCAGCCCACAGGTCTGGTGAACGCTGTTATCGCAGTCGGTGTTGTGCTAACAGGTCCAGCAGGCTCTACGTAATCCAAGGAAAAATTATCTATAGCAGGTAATGTACCGGCCCAAGAGTAGTATAACCCTGCGGCAGTAGCCGGCACGAACTGTAGGTTGTCAGCCAATGCTGGGTCGTAGGGAAACTGCTGTAACTGCTGCCGCATTCTAGTCACGTGTGCAGTATACGGAGCAAATGCTGGAGGTCCCGCTAGGGCGTTACCTGTAAAGGCATTGGCCACATCTTGTATAGTAGTTGGGGCCGACATGTTGTTGATGTACACCGTGTTTATTAACACAGGCTCATCATTTAGGTTGTACATGTCCAGCTTATCTACTTGGTTTATTCTCTCTAATAAGAAGTACTTTCTATCGGCTGGATTCAGAACTCTGTTAGGTACTGGTATTGCCAACGACGCTCGTGCGCCGCTTACTCTACCCTCAATGCGCATATTGTTTAGTGGACCTGTCAGTGCCAAAGAAGCGTAGTACAGACCGTCAATCATTTGTGCATTGGCGTAGTTGGAAATCACCGCTGTGGGGTCTCCAAGGCTAGCCGTGCTTTGTGTACGCTTAAATCCCAACAACAGATACGTATGCGGGTGATTTACCTGATAGCTGTAAACACCAGGTATCTTTGGATGTACTCCAGCGCCGATGTGTACGATTACTGGCGGCGATGCGTTCCATTGATAGCGATTAGGAGTATCTGCCAACACCGCACCGTTGTCTAGAATTCGGATGGACTCGCCCAATTTGAATTCTACGTCGTTGTATGGTGCCGTGTTGTCTTTAGTTATAGGTACCCATAAGTAACTGTTGAGAATGTCAAAGTCATCAAAGTCTATAGAGTTTACTCTGTCTATTTCGGCGTGCACAGCGTTTATAGAACCATCTCCGCTATAGTCGTCTAGCACACCTTCTTGATACCCAGACTCGTAGCGCTCTATCGAGTCTACATTTGTCGTATAGACGGTGCCGTCAGCGAAGTACTTGGGTATGCTTGGATTAGCTGGAGAAGTAGGTTGTGCTGGAAACACCACTGACAGAAGATTCTTAACTGGCGTTTCGGCCGGATTCAGCGCAAACGGTGCTGTATGCGGCGTATCTTTTAGCAGCAGCGTTACTATTTTCGTTAATATTTCTTCTACTACAATCTCGTCTAAGAAGCTCAACGTACCGACTAAGATGAATCGCGTGTACGCCGCCTTAGCCATTGTAAGGTAGGTGCGTATGAGGGCAAATGCCTCGGTCGTCTTGGCTATTTCTAGTGGAACACGTACCACAAAGGTGTGAAATTTAGAGATTACATTTTGCCCGGGTAAAAAGGACTCTACCAGCGCATTATTGGAGATAAAGTCGTCAACCTGCACTACGTCGAACAGTCTGGTGTACGCAGGCAGTATTGCATTGTCATAGACAGCCTTATCTATGGCATTGAGTTTGTCAGGTCTGTCTACGATAGTTGGATACGCTTCTATCGTCTTCTGCGTAGTGGGATTAATACCTAGCACAGCACCTGATGGGTAGCGGTAGCGTACGTCTCTTCCGTAGGGATCACGGACTACTACTATTCCGTCTTTGTTATCTACAGGCGGTAGTATGTGCAGCACCTGGCAATCGTGTTCAACAAATGGCACGTTTATGAACGCTTCTGTCATCAAGGCTAGATTGCCTAGAGTCGGTCCAGACATGAAGCTAAACACAATCGACTTAACAAGGGTCAAGTAATCGACCTGAACGTTATCATCCAGAATATATTGCTTAGGCAGTCCAACCATCAAACCGAAGTTACCTTCTATGGCTCGCCAGTTGTCGTAAAAGCTTACTTCTGCCCAATGATTATCTGGCGGCACGTTCTTGCCGCGATATCTGTTTATGGAAAATGTCGACGACTCAATGCGGGCAAAGTTGCTTGTTACGGCTATGTGGTTACCGTTTAGCGTCGACACTTCGTATAGACCAGCCATCGTGCCGGTCTCTAGTAATACGTAAAAAGGAATCGAAGTATCGGTTTCTCCTGCCGCCTCGTATAGGTCATCTAAAGTAGGCAGAGCAGGGAGAGAATACCAACCATCGGTGCTCGATGTTGTTATATCCTTGAAATTGGCAACCATTGATGCAGTGCCGGTCAAAAGAGGCGTTATATGTACACGCTCATCTGAAACGGTAAAGTCTCTGTTTTCTACATACTCAGCTGATGTAGTGCTCTTACCCAGTTTAGGAACAGCGACTAAATCAATAACTTTTCTTGATCTTCGTGTTCTCAAGAAGTACGCGATAGATACTGCGCGTTCCGCTATCTCGTAGTCGGTCCATATTTTATTAGGGTTGATATCGTCTTCCTTAGCCTCGGTATTAAGAGCGTCTATAACTGGAGTCAAGTCGACGAAAACCGCTTTTGTTGACACGGCAAGAACGGTGCACGATATGTTTAACTCTGTAGACGAGTAAGGGCTAAGCAGTGCCACCACTGCCATGTCACCTATCTGAAGCTCGTAGTCTGTTGTGCCGTCCTCGAATACGAAGTACGGCATAACAGTAAGACGTACGTTTCGTACCTTGCGTACTATTTCCCACGTAGTCTGCTTGTCGGTAAATACATCAGTTAACGCTGCTGCCGTGGTTACATATCCAGTAGCCGCTGGTAGCGCGGTTATCATCTTAACGTCTTTCTCACCAGAGGGCGCTACTGTTCTAACGTAGTCACTTTGCGCAGCAGACTTTGAGAAGTTGTACGAGGCGTCTGTATATGTATTAACGCCTACATTTTGTAGAGCAAAGCCGCCTAACAGTTTTCTGCATACAGGTAGGTCTGAACTGGTCGACTGTACTGTCCAGTTAGCTCCTGCCGCGGTGATCTTGTTTATTTCAACTACCGTGGGGTAGTTGTCGTTAGCGCGACATAGGACTAATCCAGTAGATATTGGTGACGCACTAGGCCCAAGTATGGTAGCGGTCTTTGTTGTGTAGCCGGTTACATCTAGAGCAGTACTAGCGACTACGTCTGTTATGGTTACCTTGATTGGGTCGTATCCGTAAATATAATTGGTCGCCGGTATTACCTTGTTAGGGAAACTGGTCCAGCGGCGCTGGTATTTTCTACTAATATCTCTAATAGATTTGGAATAATCGTTCTGCCACGCTTGCACTAAGTCGCCGGTGAGTACTTGGGTTATGGCTGCCCATATAACAGCCAACTGCTCTTTATTTTTTACTAGGTTCCAGAAGTCAGGTAGATACTTAAAGATATAGTTGCCGTCCGGTATTTCTCCAAGCATTTCGTCCGTCTGCGTTATCGAGACGGTGAATAACACCTTAGCGCCGTAAGTAACACCGTTATTTACTCTAAGAGAAAAGACGTAGGGTCCAGGCAAGTCTGGTATAAACACAGGCGTATCGATATACGAACCTGTGCCACCAGAGAAGGCGTACGTGCCCGATACGATAACTCCGTTTCCTGCGAATAGTGGGGACGCCAGCTCTATAACGTAGTTTTCAGCCAGTGCGTCGGTGTAGGCCGCGGATAGGAAGTTCTTACTGGCTACTGATAGTTGTAGCGCAGTAGTGATTATGTTTCCTAGAGCGTCTGTATCAGGCTTAATTACCAATCCTGTATCCAGCACCACAAGGGATAGGCTTTGATTAGGAGGATTGGTGCCTAATACGGTTACTGTTTTTAGGTTGTCTTTGCTAGTGTAGTTCTTGCTGAATACTACGAAATCCTTGTCAGTAACCGGTCCTACTACAGACGTGGCAGAAGCACGCGTAGCGCCTTGTAGTATGGCTGTCGAGCCCTTAGGGGCATGCTCTATGTGCCAGTCATAAGTGATAGCTGCGCCGTATTTGTCGTAGCTATTTTTACCTGAAAGAGTTATTGCTTTTCCAACAACAGCCTGCCAAGTAGCGTCTATTATGGCTACCGGTCTGAATACAGGAGTAAGCAGTGTGTCAGCTAGTCGAGCCGAATACATAATTACCGACAGTTCTGTACCCTGCTTAGCCTCTAGAAGTATGGAGAAAGCGGTAAGAGCGCCGGTGCTGGGTTTGATCTGGAAGTTGTGTATTAGGGAAAGGTCAGGATATAGCCACCAGTTGGCGCCGTTTTCTTCGTCGTATGCCGCGTCGGCAGTAGCCATGTAGAACGCCACTCTACCAGTGGTATTGTCCCCGATAGCGCGTATTACAAACGACTGCGGGTTTCCTTTGGCGTCCGTGAAGAACTTATCGGAGCCTGATAAAAGAGTGGGATTCTTATCAGTCAGACTATTAGCTAAGTACAACCCCTTCTTGGTAGCAAAGAAGCCCACACCTGGAGTAGGGTTATTATTTAAGCTAATAAAAATATGCTGGTTGTCCTCTGTCCATGAATCTGGAATGTCATTAGCTAGCGCTAGTTCTAGTTCCAAGGTAAAGAAGTTGCCTACGGGGGCTAGCGGTATAGAAAATGACGTGATGGCTACGCCATTGTTATTTACCTTAGAGTCTGCAAACAGCGCGAGATATTCAGCATTAGAGAAAAACTTGCCGTTTATCACACCTGCGGTAATCATGCCTGTGGCAGCAGACCCAGCCAGAGAAGAGCCATCCACAGCAGACAACGCGCGCGGATTCCAGTCGAAAATGTTGAACTGCGGTGAGGCTGGAAAAGGCATTTAATTACCCTCGTGTTACCACTACGTAGTCTAGTTCGCCCATAATATGGAACGATCTCGCTATAGATACTTGGTCGAAAGATTTGAACAAGCGCAGCGTTCTGTTCTTGTCAATCGTAAGATACCCTACTTCTAGCGGACCTACTACTGTATCCACACGTAGTTTGCCTATTTCAGCTAAAACGTCATAAACTTCTAAAGGATTGTTTGGGTATAGCCGAACAATCAGGTTTAGAAGACTAGTGCGGACGGTCTCTACTTCTTCTAACCCCTGGTACCGTATACCTATGACCGGGTACGCCGGTTGGTAGTATTTAATCAGCGGGTTATTGCATGTTACGCGTAAACTTCTACGCAACATGGCCTGCTGCAACGTAGATATCTCCGGAGCATTTTCGTACTCTACCGCCACAGTCGTTTTAGGCACAACGATAGCTTCCTCTAAGGACACAGCCGTCGATGGAAATACTAGGTTGTAAACTCGCAGAAATAGCTGCTCTCCAATAGAAAACGCGTACTCTGGGTTTGCTACGTTGAACGTGTATCCGTATCTAGAGACATACCCAGAGCCAACGCATTCTGCGTTCGCTAGTACTTTGCCAAAAGAAATAGGTATTTTCGACGCCACTTGAATAGTAGCCGTATACAGACCATTGTCCTGCAAGGTCATATTAGCCGGGTATATGTACTGCGTCCCCAGTCTTTTTATTCTTACTAATACAGACTTGGACAGTCCACTGGCTCCTATTCCTGAGGACAGAGTAACGGAAGATCCGTTGGCTGCTACGGCACTGATTGAAAACTCACCGCCCACGCCCGCAGGGCTGTTGTCAGTAGCGCCCGTCAATTTTAAGTGGGTTAACGGTGAGCCGACGCCGTTGGCTAAAACTATGTGTTTTCTAGAAAATATGCGTAGCTGCTTATTAGCGCCTACAGTTATCCGTTCAGCATATAAGTCAGCTCCTAGCTGCTGATTTAGAGTGGAGACGACTGACGTTAGGCTAGGATTGATCTGTGAGAAAAATACAGGCTTTACGATTCCATCTACTGTAACGTTCAGAACTGATAGTCCTACATTAGGAGCACCGCCTACGTCTACGTTTGCGTCTTCCGCCGCGTTAAATGTACCTGAGTCTAGTACTATGCTCTGTATCTCAAAGATATCTCCAGTTTTTACGCCCATGTCATGCAAGTCATGCGTACCGGCACTGACAAGAGTATTGACTGCAGGGTCTACAACAAACGTTGTGGATAGCGCAGTTGGGGCATAAAGATAACCTTCCACGTTTTTAGAAGGTTCAAAATCGTAAACCTCTCCCGCAGCGTTAGTGTGCGTAAACACTACTGAGGTGTTCTTAGCCTCGAAGAAGGTGGGGTCCATAAAAGTCAACGTGGTGCTGCTAACCGTAGGACTACCTATTAGTAGTTGAGTAGTAGCGATGGGACCACCAACTACAGCGTGGTCTAGCTGTATAGTTGTCGCTCCTGTAATATTGACTATATAGAAGTAAGGACTCTGGCTTAGAGGGATCATCTCTGGTATGTACACCAGATCTCCCTGCTGTAATCCATGAACAAGAAACGAGTTAGGCGCTGTACACGATAACGTTGTCCCTGTGACGGAACAGGCACCAAAATCAGCGTATGTTATTGGATTGGCTAGTCTAGAGGCTGGAGAAGCTACTGAGATATGTATAGGATCGGCATAGGGTATTTTAACCCCCGTGCCGCCATCGCTTATCGTTACGCTCTTTAACTGAGTGATAGGTAAATTGAACTTAGCGTCTTGCTTGGTATAGATACGGTACTGCACATTATTAAGCGTAATACCCAATACCTGGCTCAGCACAAGCTGGCTAGCTAATTTGGTTTGTATTTTATATTCACCGGCTAGCGCAGTGCCCAGTATCTCTAAATAGATCTCTTCGCTAGCGGGGTTGTTTACAAACGTATTTACACTAGGAGGAACCAACGTAACAGTGGGAGAGCCCGCAACGGTGTTTATCAAACCGTCCTGCAACACTCTCTTTGGGTAGGTGAGCTCTACGTCCACATAAGTTTGTAAACGGGCACGCACGCCAGACATAACTCCAGCGAATCCGGCGAAGGCAGAATCCACCCGTACAGTATTGGCGCCAGTAGCAGCTACTATCTTGACGGCTAATGGCGATATGCCGCTAGCGTCTAGGTTCTCTAGCTCTAAAGTGTACGTACCAGAAGGTATTACCGACACTCCTGGAATAGAGAATCCTAGTAAAGTGCCCAGACCTGTTGAAGTAACTACGTTGCTACCCGCTGTGATGGAAATAGTTTTTACGGTACCAGATATGTTGTCGGACGTAAGGTATAGTCCGGCGGCAGTGTTGGACGCAGTTTGTCCAGTCTTAACGTAGATGTCAGTGGCTCCGCCTATATGCACCTGATTAGGATTTACTGTTACCGGAACACCGGTAATAGCTGGAAACGGCACACCGCCGGGTACACCAGTAATTTGAACCGGGGCGTTGGCAGTCAATATGTCGCGCTGCATTAAAGGGTCGCCAAATCCGACAACATCTACAGAGACAATGTTGGTGGAGTTGTCGAATATAAACGATTGGATACCGCGTTCAGTATTTAGAGAGCGCTCAGTTATGGCAGTAAGCGCTCTCTCGTAAAACTGTGTATTAGTCTCTGAGTCAACGCCGCCGGAGATGGCCGTGGGGTTGGCGGCTCTAACTACTCCATCTATGCCTGTGACGGTAAACGGAGTGCCCGCCGCTACGTTGGATGAAGTAGACGGGGTTTGAGATCTCGCAGCAACTTCTATGTACCAAAGATTTCCTTGGCGTACCATCTCTGATGGTAAGAATTGGCGAGTCTCATCAGCTACAAATACCTGTCCTGCAGACGTGGTAAATAGGATAGAGGCGTCTACGCCAACTACACGGGTAGTGGAAAAGAACACGCGTATAGTGCCGTAAGCAAAAGAACCCGTATTACGTGACGCTAGGACATTGGACAGCAGAGCGTCCATCTCAACGTCTGACAACGTGGTATAGTCCGCTAGCGACTGTTGCCTACGTAGATGTGCTATTTCCTCTCGCAGCGGTGTCATCAAGAGCAGCAGAGGATTTACAAAAATATCTCTAACTACTGACCCGGGCGAATTGATATCTATATCAGGATAGACATCTCGCATACGTGCTAGGATGAAGGACTCCATATCCGTAGCTAATGGATCTTCTCCTAGTCTGTTCAGCAGTGGATTTATTACCACCGTATAAATACGAGATCCGGCGGTTGTAGCCAGAGTAGGGTCTAGCTCAGCTAGACGTTCGACCATGAACTGCGCTAATTCAGCGCGAGCTGAAATCGTAGCCATTAGTTTCCTCCGGCCGTCTTAGTCAAAAAATTGAATACAGCTGATTCTCTGGCCAAGTTCTCTAGCCGTAAAGAAACGGTAACGCTAGTTGGGTCGTTTCTATCGTAGATTAGATTTCCTATGGTTGCCTTAGTTAGGCGCTCTTCGGCTGGTAAGGATGTTAATGTCTGGCCGCCTATCATGTAGGCAGTAGTTCTATTAACAGCCAATAATATCTGTGCGCCTAGTGATCCAGCACCGTCCTGCTCTAAAGGCATGCCCGGTATTTTTTGCAAATTACCGCCTTCGGCTTGGTGGAATAGGTCAGTGCCCTGCGTAGTCATGAGAAGCTTCACAAACTGAAACACCAGTTTCTGCGCACCGGCTACGGTTTTTAAGTTGTCTTGTAGTGCATATGTAAACCCGGTAGCTGTTCCTATTGTGGGACTATCAGTAAGAACTTCTATTGAGTCTATAGAGGTTAGGTTGTCCGGTGGCTCGCAGAGAACCGTATCACCACTAGTTTGTGTGAACGTTCTAGACTGCGAGTTGACCCACACTTCGGCAATAGAACCAGACTTTTTTATGGTTATCGCTATTAGCAGTGCGAGCACTGGTTTACTTTCAGCGCCAAAACCACGTCTAACTATGAGTCCGCCAGCAGTGGCTATATTTAGAGCAACAGACCAACCACTCTGTTTAGAGCCAACAGGAGGAACTACTATAAAAGTTTTTCCATTTTTATTATTCAGAAATACGGTGCTTTGTCCATCTACGAAGGCCTCTATCGGTGTGCCGTCAGTGGGCGTCTCGTACGACAAAGCCAGAACGCCACGAACCATTTTCGCTGGTACAGTATCTCGTAAGTAAATAGCCTGGACGTCTAGCATCTGTACCCTTACGCAGTTTTGTCATTGTTAAGGATTGGAATTACGTATTCGTCCTCGATGACTCCGCTGACGCCATTATCATACGATGCTACGTCAATGGCTCCTAGCTCTTTAGCTCCTTGAAGGGCGTCCAGAACGTTGGCCTCGAAAAGATTCAGCGCCGCTAATTTGGTAAGGCGTCCATTATACGACTCAGTAGTTGAGGTTTCGTCCTCACCTATTTGGCTTATACGCTCATTTATAGCTTCTAGTGTCGTATATCCTACAAAGTAATCTTGGGCGCGAATGTAGGTATTTATAAAGTCTACGGCCTGAGAAAAAGTGTCTGCTGTCTGCCGCTGTCTTCGCTGCAGCTGCTCTTTAGATAGCTCGTTCATTTGGTGATTCTCCGTTGTACCAGTTCGTCATACAGAGGATCGCTATCATGCACGTAAGCATCTGGGGTTTCTGCACCAAACTGAGTAGCCAACTGCTCAAGCAAATCCTTGGCCGTTGACGACAGGGAGAACCCGTCAGCGCCTGATTCTGTTATTGCTACGAAATCCAAAGTCTCAAGAAGCGCAAGCACAGAAAATAGGCGCTCTTCTCTAAAACTTTCTACAAGAGCTTTAACTTCATCAACTAAAGATACTGAAAAGGCGCCTAACGCGCCTTGTAAAGCCGATAGTCCTGCTATTAAGGCAAGGCGTGCGGCGTTGTATTCAGAGTATCCGGTATTCCCGTAAGCAGTTAGTCCAGCTTTTGAGACAAAATCTGAATCAACGGCGGCGTTCAGCGCTGTTATCGCAGCTTCTAGTTGTGGCAGCAGGGTCTGATAAGAGACTACTGCTGAAGAAGATACATACGCGTTCACAGCTCCAGGACCAACGGCAGTTTCCAAGTATAGTATGCCGTTAGAGTAGGAGTTTATTACGTACCCTGTAAGAGGATTTCCCGTGTGAAGTATGTCGCCTTTTCTGATAGCTAATTGTCCCGTTGGTACGGTTCCTGATAAGGTGTATCGATTAGTAGGTGTGCCTGGTACTACGCCTCCGTAGTATTTATTAGCTTTGAAATCTATAGACAGATTGGTCTTTACGTCTAAGAGAGACGTGGATAGTACCAGATCTAGTATCGTGCTGGGGTCTGTGTTTGAAGAGTTATATAACGTACGAGATACGCTCTTCAACTGCCTCCGCTGCACCCAGTAAAGAAGATTTGCGCTACTTACTCTCTGTAATAGCTGCGTTAGATAATATGTTCTATCTCTTATAGACGTAAGATTTGTCTTTATCGTAGCTAGTGCCCTAACTAGTATGGGTTCGGCTTGGACCGAGTCGAACACAGGTTTGCTAACAGACTGCGCCGCGGTGCGTATTTTAGATGTTAATAGCGCTATTTTGGCAGAAGCGATTACATCTGTTTCCGCATTTAGCGCTGAATCCACTGAGTAAGAAATAGTATCTAAGTCTATGACCACCGTCGGTATTGTGATGCGCATGGCTGGAATACACCTATCAATATCAGACAGCGCGGCACTTACCGTACTTAAGTCCTCCAGAATTTTTATTCCGGCTAGGTAGGCGAAGTAGTATGGTGCTTCGATTCTAGAGTACACGCATCTTGCTACGCGCTCTTTCAAGCTATCGAGCAGGTCATCACCGTCCACGTAGCGACTTCTGTCTAAACTAGCCTCGCTAGGTATGAGCTTGGTGATCCTGGCTTGTACCTCTTCTTCGGTGTACGTAGACATCACACCCCCACTGGGTCATCTTCAAAATCTAGTCCTCGCAGGGCGCGGGCGTCTTCCTCTGACATTCCTAGTGTTTGTTCTCTTATAGCGTAAGGAGCAATCTCTAGATATGTGCATACATCGATAAAATCTTGGTTATCGTTAAACAACCACTCATACGCCTCGTCACCTATCTGCCCGAGTTTCTCCAACGGGTGGCCATAGTATAAGACGTAATCTACTACTGCACGCCTTATTACCTGCGCATATAGACGCAGGAACCATGGTATATCAGTATTGCTAGCAGAAACTGTGCCTAGTATCAGGTCAGGAGACTGTGACGGATAAAGTCCCCCAAACGGAGGGGGCGTCGAAGATTGAGGCTTGCGTTTCTTTTTCTTCACGTCTACTGACCCCTACTGTAACTACGCCGGCGGCAATAGCTTGCAGAGTAATAGAGGTGTCCGTCAATAGTACAACCAGTTTATTTTCATCGGACGAAGTAAAAGAAACGTCTTTCGTAGATGAAATTTGTAGGCCACTCAAGTATTGGGTAGTGATAACTAGTTCTTTTTCTTGACCGACACTCATAGAAAGAGTTGGAGCACTAGACGGGCTCAGAGTAACTCCGCTATTTGAGTAATACACACCCGATATTACTGGAAATAAAACGTCTGGTAATGATGATGACGATAGATTAGGCACGGTTATCGTCCACGTAGCGTTTTCATAACCTGAAAACGTAACGGCATACGTGGCGTTCTTGAGTAAGTCAACAGACAGCCATCCTGCAGAGTCTGCGTCTGCTGTTAGCAGTTTAGGAGACACTACTCTAGAAGTTCCCGTACCAGCCGAATACAGAAGATTAGGAATAGCTGACTCAGAAAAAACTACTGTCGCGTAAGGCACAGGGCGTCCAAACAAGTCAACGACGTACCCAGAGCAACGACAGAATTTTGCGTCAGTTGCCGTGGGCAATGCACTAGTATTTATTATCACGTCGAATACATGTGGGTTTGCATCAACCACTGTAACCGTGATTCTGTTTCCACTCTCAGAGACTTGTCCTGCGTTGGTGGTTACGTATATCTCATACGTACCTACAGGTCTATCTCCAAGAGCAGCTTCGCCGTTAGCGGCAGTGAAGGCTGAAGTCAATTTGGCATACGGGGCTACCGTAGCGTACAGCGCTATATTTACGCCTGCTACCGGTGCACCACCGGGTAGTAATGCTGTTCTGGCGGAAACCTTTACATTAGCCATCACACCCTCTTAATATTCTTAACTCTTAGGTCTTTGTCCAGAACAGCGAACGCTATCAATTCGGCTGCTTTTTGCCCAGCAACTGCGTGTGCAACCTCTGCTTGAGAGCAGATAGTAGGTCCACGCATGCCCCAATTTCCTATATGGAATCCTTGCCCAGCTACTTCTACGTAACATACCACATGGCCACGCGGCAGCATGCTAGCGTAGTCGCGATAGCATACTAGAAGCATGCGGGGGTTATATTCCTCGGCAACTACGTTGCAGGCCCAGCACGCAAAGTCGTCACAGTCTCTAGCGCTTAAAGATATAATTCCAGTCCGCAGTCTGATATTCAGGTCACGTTGGAATCTTTTAGGAGATGCGGCTACGTCCCACAACTCTTTCCAAGTATCTGGACTCCACGGCAACTGATCCATTAGGTTCTGTGCTCGTGTAGGAGAAAACCCTTTATTCAGGACAATATCTTTATACTTGCTATCATTGAAATATCTGTACACGTGTGCCCAAATTACCCAGTAATAAATCGCTGCTGGGTAAAAAGTGCGGACTGCCGCGCGTATTGCATCGCGCAGAAGTTCTCTCATAGCGTTCTCCGCGGCGCGGCCGGAAGAGTCAATGATACTGCGTCGAACACATCAGCACTGGCGCTGACCAGCGTCAGCAAGTTGGTAGGTCCAACGCTGGACGGTATGGTTATGATGCGTCTTAACGAGGCTGCTGGTATAGCTACTTCCACTTTAGTGCCTTGCACCAATGAGACCGACATGTAACCGTTGGAGTCGGTCTTGGCTACCATAGACGTTCCAACGACACCTGCCCCAGAAGCCAACTGCGGGTAGCTAAGAACAGAAAATAGTACATCAGCGAACTTTAACGGACTGCCACTAAAATCCAACAATGTGGCGTATACAGAGCACAACGGCGGAACGATAGATGGCGAGGTCGTAGTCGGGTAGAACGCGTTTGTTACTAGAGGAAATATGTTGCTTCCAGCGTATTTCTTAGTGTCACGCACTTTACATACAAAGTTATTAGTGGTGAATACGGCACCCGCCTTTATTATTGAGAACGTCACGTCAGCGGGAGCCAAGTCAAAGAAGGCCGCACCATTGGCATCGGTAACTGCCTGTCCAAGTTGTGTGCCATCAGAGGACGATGCTACGACAGTGGCGCCTACATACTTCGGGCTGTCTTCTAAGATATTAAGACGCGCTATCACCTTGACGGTCTCAAGACCTGGGTGGTTGCCAACCCAGTATTCTTGTACGTAACGCGCCATACTGGCGTCTACCCAAATAACTTGCCATGGACCTATTTGGTCCAGTGTTAGTGGAGAACTTATTACATACGCTGCTTTAGCTGTAACTTTAGTAGCAGTCTTAACTACGCTTAACGTGCCATTTGGTGCTAAGTAGTATGCGCTTATGGTTGCGCCGGATGTATATATAGACGTCGACAGTCTTAACGACGGAGCGGTATTGTATTCTGCTTCTGGGCTTAGAACGAGACCAGACTCCACAAGAACACTGTCTAGTGCTGTGGTGTTCTGATATATGATAAATGTGTGTGGTTCCTCTGAGGTTACAGCATACTCTTCAGTGGAAATATACAGATCGGGGAAGGTGCCGTGTGGAGTAAGACTGGTGAAGGTCTTAACTAAAGTATTACCGACATACAACTTACCATTTACTTGTCCTGGAGAAGATACGGCCCCGTTAATATCAAACCAGTGAAATTTGCGCAGGACCCCTATCTGTGCTTTCATTACACCACCCCAAGGAACTTCTTGACATCTTCTATTGCCTTAACCGTTTGCTGGTCCTTAGTAGGCGTGGAAGATCCGTAAGAAGACTTCTTTATTGATTCTAAAAACTTACGTTCCTGAACCAACCGAGTCCTTTCGATATCTGCCAACTTGGTTACCAGTTGCTTTAGATCTTCAATTATGACGTCTGCGTCTTTTGCGGAAGCCATGTTAGTTATCTCTGCTTAGTTGCGGCAATTCCTAGAAGAGCACCTGCACCACCAGCGGCATAGGGAGCGTACTGCTTTATAGCGTTGTACTTGTTAGCGCCTTTCATAACATCTGCCGCCAGGCCAGCCGTTCCTAGGCTACCGGCACCAAACCCAATGCTCTTTGCAGCGTCTGGTCCGAGTATCTTCATATAGTCGCCGGCATGCTCTTTGAACGACTTCATCTTACCAGTAGCTGGGTCGAACATCTTCTGCAATACGGGCTCGCTGGCTAGAAGTTTCGCCTCTGCACTTTCCGCCGCTAAAGTTCTACCAGCCGCCTGCTCTGCTGCCTGTGCAGCCATCGCTTTCTCTACTTTGGCTATACGCCCCGCGCCAGAACCAAAGGCCTTTACTGCACCGCCTAACGCACCAAGTAATGTGCCCTTGGCAGCGAGGCTCTCCAGACCGGCGCTCTTTTCTAGCTCTCTACGCGCACCGCGGAGGCCTTCTAGGATTAACGGATTACGAGACATTTTATTCCTCCAGATACTTGCGTAGCTTTTTCTGTATAGAGTCTCTATAACGGCTTATTTGGTAATCCTGGAGACCCATCTTTCTGGCTATTTCGCCCGTGGACTCCAGTCTAGGTTTTCCGTAGCCAGTAAGGTACTCATAAACTACACGTTCTTGCCCCGACAACTCGTATTTAAACAGCCGTAGGACTTCTTCAGACTTAGACGGAGTAAGTGCGTATGGGTCGTCCTCAAACCCCTGAGATAGCAAATCGTTGCGTAACTCAGAATCCATACGTTCTACTTCAGCTACTGGCCAACCCAGCTTCTTAGATATTTCTACTGGGGTAGGTGGTCTAGATAGTTCCTCGTTCAAGTCGCTAACAGCAGTTTGGTACTTCTTTATCTGGTAGATACGAGTTTCCGGTATTCTACCGACATTTTGATTCTCAGCTATGAAACGTTTGGCCTTATCCAAGTATCTATAAATATACGTAGACAAGGACGCCTTAGAAGGGTCGAAGGTATCTAGGGCCTCAACGAAGCGAAGTTGGAATTCCGCTTCTATAGCCGCGTCTGGTATCAGCTTTACACGGCCCTTATACGCCTTCATTTTTTCAGCAATAAGAGGCTTGAAGCTCTGTAGAAGAGGTTCCAGGTCTGCAGGCTTTTTACCGCCGTCTTTCCATTTCTTCCACAGCTCTAGTTCTTGCTCTTTAGACAGAGTACCAATAGACGTCTTCTCCACTTTCTCTAAGGTGGCACGTCTTTTCAGCGGTATTTCTTCGGCAGGCTCTGGTGCGGTGTCTACCTCTTCCTCAGCGTCGAACTCTACTTCGGGCTGTGATATTTGTCGTTGCTCGGACGCTAGTATAACGTCGTCCGCACTACCGCTTTCTTCGTAGCGATCATGTTCGTCCACAATAGTGGTGCCGCTTTTTGTCTTGCGCACGTACTCATGCACATGAACCTTTTTCTTAGCAGCGTATTTAAGGTACTCAGTAATAGGATTACTCACGGCCCCTCCACCATTTACCTATCGTACCATCTTTAGCAGTTGATTGAACGTGTAAGGCTTTGTGGTTAGCCATACCCGTTTTTCTCCCTTGCCGAGAGTAACTTCTATTTTATCAAAGGATTCCTTATCCAGTGGACCTTCGTTTTCTCCGTCATTCTCTTCGACGTCATCATCTACTTTAGCCGGTGTTATTTTATTTTCCATTAATTACCTCCAGTAGAAGACGTTCTAACAGCTGCTATTTCGGAATTGTAGTTCTTGACGCGTACGTAGCGTTCTTTTCTAGGATCGGCCTGCGGCGATACCTTTCGTAGTGTTGGCGGCTTTATGGATGTAGAAGGCATTCTAGGTATAGTAGGCTCTTCCTCTAAAGGAGACCCTGTTATCGCGCTCAACATGTCAGTTACTTCGCCGTATGCCTCTCCGTGAAAACCTATCTTGGACGGCTTATCACCCAAAGCTGAAAACTTGGGCCGAAAGTACGGATTGATATCACCCATAATATCTAACATCGTCGCGTGGTTTCTCTCCGTGTAGGTGTCTATGAACAGAGGTAAATTAGCTCCTACGTCTCTAAGACTCTTCCACAGTTCCGCCAACTGGTTGGCCGCGTGCGTAGTAGAGTAGGAGTTTACTGTGTACTCGGTACGCAGCTTTATGTCGCGTGTACCACTAGAGGTTTCCATCGAATACGTAAAGGTCTCATCTGTAGCGTTGAAGGTTTCTCCCGTTACTTTTATCAGCGGGTCGTCAATGACGGACGCGCACCCTAAAAACTGTTTATAAAACATGGTTCCTATGTTAGCAGGCTGGTAAACTGCCGCGAACCATGGAGGTATTGTGGTTGCCTCAAAGGTAAAGTTCAGAGACTTTTGTTTTACGGACTTCTCAATCGTGGAAGTTGTAACCTCGAATTGAGGAACTACGATAGGTCCCTGGTTTCCACCGGTTACATAAGGGCTATTAAACGGTGCGCTCGGCGCTGGTTGAGAGTAGCCGTAAGCAAAATCTGCGTTGGCGACACGTTTTACTGTAACTGTGACTTCTTTTCCTGTCTTAGAGTTACGCCACAATGTAGTCTTAGACGCATACTCGGCGTTACTACCTTTGGTAGTGCTATTCTCCTGTGTGTACTCTACGCTCTTTTCTACGTAGCCTTCCCCAGGGCTATTTGGGGCGGCTATGTCGTCTAACATCTGCTTAGACTCATAGCTCTCAGCCACTCTGCCTATCTTACCCGGCGGGGTGGCTTTCTTTTTGTAAGTCACAACGCGCTTGGAGTAGTCTAGATTTCCGGTTCTTTCCTTTAGGTCGCCTTCCTTCTGTTCAAATATATCCAGGCCTTCGTCGTGGTATCGGCACTTCACCAACTGTACTGCGGTGGAGGCACCGTTGGTTTGTACAGTGTGTTGTATCTGAGAAATAAGACCTACATAGTGCTGACCATTTAAGATACTAACAGTATCTGCCAGTAGGTCAGACTCAGCTATGGGCGGATCTAATAGTAGCATCGGTAGCCCAGGCACCAACTGTGGGCAGAACTTTGCGTTGACGTTCATAGTCCTAGTAGCGAAACGCTTTGCAAAAAATAGGTAGTTAGCCGCTCTCTGCATATGTTCTTGTGGAGAGTACCGTGCCTGTCCAGTGAACTCGGAGCCTTTAGGATCAGCGACTTTTTTCTTAGCATCCTTCTGCTTAGCTTGACTCTGCTTAAGTTGCTTTGAGTGTAGTTTCTTGAATACGCCTATATCGCCAATAGCCTCTAGGGCCGGTATGGGTCCAGTAAATAGCTCGTGTTTCATAAGAAAAGACACGCCATTCGACACTGCAGTTGCAGCGTCGACGGCTTTTGGTCCGCTAAGAATAGAAGTATTGGGAGAGAAATAACCTTGAGATGTCTCCGAACCAGCTTGCGTTTGCCCGAACAGCCATAGTCTGGTCGGTTCGTTTAGCCAGGCTCTACCGAATGTGACGCTGACATAGTGGTCTGGAAATAAGACATTACACTTAGGCGGAGGCACCATAAATAGATCTGGCGTAAACAAAAACATGGCCAAGCGCGACTCAGTGTTAACAGTCTTATACTTAACCACCATTGGTACAGACGTTCCTTTGGAGATCTGTTCCAATGCCGCATCTAGTTTCTTCTGGGCCTCTATTAGTTGAGACGACGTGTGATTGGTATAAACGGTTGTACCATCCTGAACGTCGTCTACGGCACTAGAAGTGGCAATTCTTCTTAGATCGGTTATGGCCTCTCGCGCTTTCTGTAGGCCCTCTGCTATAGATAGGTTAGTCTTATTAGGTCTAATAGCATTCAGCTTTTTAGTAACCTTCTCAGAATAGGCAGCGATCTTTGTCTGGTTTGTGGATTCAGGGCCAAACCCAGAGTCAGACTTAGTCGCTTGTCCGTCGTATAGACCTATGTCAGACATCTTCTTATTGAAATCTTCGTGCTTGTCGGTTCTATACTTTACCTCTAGTTTTCCAGCATCTTTAATAGGATTTTCTACTAGAGCGTAGTTACCGGCATTGTCGTCCTTTTTAGGATTACGTCCTGCCTCGTCTAGAGTAGTACCTATCAGATCGCGAGTCTTTTGTATTTTCTGTGCCCACTCACCCAGCTCTTTGTCAAAAGCAGCTACTTTGCTAGCCGGAAGCGACTGCCCGACTTTTACTTGCATACCGCTTTTTATGAACGGAGGAGCAGCAATGGATGACCAAACATGGTGTATTTTGGTCATGAATATATTGACGATATCCATAAATGAAGACGTGCTGCTAACAGAGGCGGTCAGACGTCTAAAGTAAGTGCGTAGGTCCCCGTACTGCAGGAACGTTTCAGACGTGTCGTCCTCTGGGTGAGCGTATATTAGCCTAGATAAGTGTAGGCGCAGCTCGGCTTGAGTTAGGAAGTCGTTAACGCCTCTGTATTTCTTGTCGGTGTTGTACACTCCTGACGCGGCCTCAAGTAGCGAGACAATACCGCCTAGAACTCCGGGTAGTGTTGGTATGGATGTCGGCTTGGCTGCCAACAGGTCTGCTAAAACACTACCATTGCGCACCTTCTGCGCCCCAGTAGTGAGTTGTGTGCCTCCCATGAAAAGCACTTTCTTGTAGGCATTTGCGCTGTTATTACCAGTTCCCCAGTACAGTTGCGCTGCTTGCCAATAGCTAGAGAAGTCCTGGCACATAAGGTAATTGGCACGAGCTCCGCCAGCTTTAGAGAACGAGATGCTTATGACCTCTCCAGCGAAGAGTAGTTTCCACTGGGTAGCGTCACCGTAATCCAGTTCTGCCGTGTTTTTACCTTGGGCGTCTACCTTACCTGCCGAATAAGAAGTTTCTGCGTAAAATAGGTGTACCAGCGTTCTGGGTAATAAGTTGGTTGCTTCGACTGCGTAAGGTATTTCAATCTGTGCACTGGCGGGCTGGTTTATTCCGCAAGATACCTGTGCCGAGGTACACGCTACTTCGATGCCTTCCAGAAACAATCTTAGTGATAAGAGCCGACCCTGAGACATGAGATACCCTCCACATACAGTAGAGGAAGATACACCATTTTCAGAGTTTCAGCACGTACGTAGTGCTTACTTGCGTAACTTCTTTACTACGGATAGTAGTCTAGAAGACTTACGTCGCTTGTACGGATTAATAACAGTTCTTGTACCAGTTCTCTTGAGAACACGCACGTGGCCTAGAACAGCGGTTAGCTTCACAAGTTTTTGGCGCGTTGTTTTCATCCTACTATCGCAAACATCCCAAACATCGTAAGCCCTTTTTTGGTTAGTCCTTCTTGGATAGCCTGCGCTGCAGAATAAGACGGTATATTAGTTTTTTGGTTCTTGGCAATTACATCCGCTAAAAACCCAAACCAAGTGTTTATAGATCCAGCGTTGGCGCCTAACTTGTTTTCCAGCTTTGTGTACCCCAACTGCTTCCACAAGGATAAGTTAGTCAAAGCGCTATCTAGTAGCGTGTTAACCATAGACATTCCCTGCGTCTTTGCGTAACCTTCTTGTGTTAAAGACAATATACCAGTAGCAACTGTCGTGGACACGTCATTTCCTAAACCTAGGCGCAAAAGTTGTGAAGGAATACTGTCACCTTTGTACAAGAAGTCCGTAATAGTGGACGGAAATATTGTTTCTAAGAGAGGTTTTCTGTCGGTGGACAAATCATTCATCGGAACATTAGAGTCTCCTAATTCTTTACCGAATGGGTCACGTAGTATTCCCGCTTGCGCGTAATCCGCGGATAGTCCCGCTCTGACCACTTCATTTATATTTTCCGTAATAGACTTAAAATTGTTTTGTGCTACTAAATTTACGTAGTTAGTTACAAAAAATGAGAAACTAAAAGACATAACATGAGGGTCGGCGGATGTTTGGTCAGCGGCCGCATTTAGAGGATACCCCTCTACTATTACATCATCGAAAGTAATATACATACGAGCATTAGCGCGTATCAGCTGAGTAGCCCTAAAGTACTCGTCCCAGTTCTTCCAAAATATGGAACGCCAATTATAGTCCAACGTATTGAGCAAAATACCGGTAAAAGATAAGACACGCGGACGTTGACCGAACGCATACAGGTATGTCTCTCCAAACGTTTCTACAATCTGTGTTTTCTCGGCTCGTTCTTCGTGTACGGACTGTAGAAGCCAATCTGTCCACACATCGTCGTTAGGACTCGTTCCGTCCGGGGGCTTAGAAAAGGCGATACCGTCTTCCGTCTCTCTTCCTAGACGATTAAACACCTTTATTGTCTTTCCGTCAGCCGTCCTAATATGCACTATGGCGTGCGTATTAGGTTTAATCATTATGCCGTTTAGTGGTCTAGATACCGTAACTGTCCTATTAAACTCAGCAGTATAGACTACATCTCCGCCATCTAAGACAGAGTTGTATGAGGCAACTATGTCAACGCTACGCGTGGTATAAAAGCTATTTTTAGGATCAAAAGACCCGTCGTAGAGTCTGGGAGAAAACGCCTGAGCATTTTTTATCCCATTAACAAACGGATCTGGTTCTAAGAAAGCTATTTGAGTCGCCATTTAAAACCCTGACTGCTCTGGAGGGGCTTCCATCTGCGCCATATCTTGCTGTGGTGCTCTTCTAGATAGAAGCGCTGCACCTAGAAGGGCGGCGGCACCTAGACCGTACTTACCTTTATGACGCTTTAGGTGAGCCAGCACGTTTTCCATTTTTGATGGAACTCCGGCCTCCATATGACCAGCCCCTGTATTATGGGCAGGAGGCAGACCATGCTCGTCCAGAATCTTATTCAGATTCTTTTGATCGTCCGGCGTCATATCCTTTCTTAGGAAGTAGTCTAGGGACGCCGCCATCTTTAGTAATCTTCTGTCCATAGTATTACTCCTAATTATTCTCTACCGCCACCGCGTGATAGTAGTCCGAACCCTGCGCCAGCCGCTAGGCCACCAGCAGCCCATGGAGCGGCCTTCGTTAGGGCTTGCTGTATAGCGATGTTGGTCGCCTGCTTGGCACCATACATACCTACTAGAGGAGCCGCAATAGCAGAGATAGCTGGGCCGTAGTCAGTAAGTGTCTGATACAGCTTGGGGTTAGTCTCTTTAAAACTGTTCGCTATATCGGTAATGTACGTGGCGACCGGGTTCTTAGCCGCTTCGGCAGCTCCCTGAGCTCCAGCCTCTTCCGCAGCTTTACCTGCCTGTAAGGCCTCGGCTCTAGTTGCAGTGGGTATAGCTGCGGCTACTGGTCTTTCCGTGCCTGCTATGGCAGCGCCTGCTTGTGCTCGCAGAGATTCGGCAGATCTAGCGGCTTCCTGTGCAGAAGTTATGCCCAGCGCTTGTTCTCCAGCACGACGCCTAGCCAAGGCCACAAGGTTTTCTGGATTAGACGCAGTAGCTAGTTGCTCAGCCGTAGGCAATATGCCCTTAGGAGCAACAGCTCTACCTAGTCCTTGTCTTAGAGAGGTGCCCGCCGCTGAAATGCTTTCGGCGGCGTTTGTCACACTAGGTAGATTGCGGCGCATCCAACCCATCTGACCGCCAACAGTATTTTTAGCGGTCTCCGCGGCT